TAAACAACAAATAAAAAATGGCAATAACTTATAAATGGAATATATACGCATTAGATGCGCATGTATCTCACGAAGGTAAATCTGATGTTATTTATACTGTTCATTACGGTTTAAATGGATCAGAGGGTGATCATAGCGACAATATGATCGGAACTTATTCTTTAGAATATGATAAAGATAATTTTAAAGAATATGCTGATTTAAAAGAATCAGATATAATTGGATGGCTAGAAGCTGGTTTAGACGTAGATGCTTTAAAAGCAAATATTAAAAACGATATAGATTTAAAAAAGAATCCTATTTCTAAAACATACAGTAATCCTTTTGCAGGTGAATAATTAATTTAGAAAACCTATAAAACAAGTAATTAATAAAATATAGTATAATTAAATATTTAAAAATTAAAACCAATGAGTGAAAACAAAATAACCGAAGAACAATTAAAAGAATTACAAGAATTAGTAGCTAAAATAAATAATGCAGCTGCTCAGCTAGGTAATATCGAAATGCAAAAACACCAATTACTACATGCCTCTAACAACCTCCAAGGCGATCTTAATAAATTACAAAATAATTTAGAAGAACAATATGGTAAAGTTACTGTTAATTTACAAGACGGTACTTTTAAAGAAGTAGAAGAGGTTGCTGAAACCACAGAATAACAATCATGTCACTGGTAAGAAAAATCAGCATAGGTAAAGATTATAAAAATGATGCAATGCATTATTCTGTTGGCCAAGAAGTTTACGGTGGCCATATTATTTCTGAAATAGTTGAACAATCTGATAAATTTTCAATTTTTATAAAAAAAGGTAAAGAAGTTTTACCTTGGAAAGATTTTAATAAAAATATGGCTATTGCAGTTGAGTATAATTTAGAATATTAATGCAGAGTATATTTAATTTTATAATTAAACCAAAGCAAGAAAGATACGACAATAAAAAATATATCGATGGTAAAGAGTTAATTCTTAATTCAGAATTAGCTGATCATCGGTATGTTAGTCGTGTTGGTATAGTGACAGCATTGCCTAAATCAGAAAAAACTGAAATAAAAGTTGGCGATGAAGTAATTGTGCACCATAATGTTTTTAGAAGATTCCATAACGCTAAGGGTATAGAAAAAAATAGTCGAAGCTATTGGAAAGAAAATAAATATTTTGTAACAGCAGATCAAATATTTTTATATAAAAGAAATAATATATGGTATGCGCCAAAAGATTATTGTTTTATAAAACCAATTAAATCAAATAATATTATAGAAAAAGAAATACCTTTACGAGGTATAGTTAAATATTTAAATAAAAATTTTAACAAAATTAAAGTTAATGATTTAGTTGGGTTTATGCCTAGCGGTGAATACGAATTTATTGTTGATGGCGAAAGATTATATAGAGTATTGACTAAATTTATAACTATTAAATATGAACGTAAAGGAAACGAAACAGAATATAATCCAAGCTGGACATAGGGCTGTAAAAGAACTTATTAAAGTTGCTAAAGAGCCTATAGTAGAAACTGAAGACGATATTTCTGCAGATAGATTAAAAAATGCAGCAGCAACAAAAAAGCTTGCAATATTTGATGCGTTTGAAATATTAAACAGAATTGAGCAAGAAAAAGCATTATTAGAAGGTAAAACAATTGAACAAAAGCAAGATACATTTAAAGGTTTTGCAGAAAAAAGATCAAAATAATGTATCAACAAAGTTTATATAAGATTATACAACCTGTTAAAATAAACACAATAAAAAGATTAAACAAGTCTAAAAAGTGGAAATATGGATATAATAAGGAGCACGATATTATCGTTATATCAAAAACTGGTGAAATTGGTGAAATATATGAAATCCAAAATCTGCGGATAGCATTACCAAAACCTAAAAATGTTTTTAAAGGTAATAACAAATGGCAAGTATTTCCTTTACCTAAAGAATTAAAAGCAATTAAAACAATATTTGACTGGAAAGATTTACCAGTTGAATTTCAAAATAAGTGGCATAATTATATAGATGAAGAGTTTACTAAAAGAGAACAAGGGTATTGGTTCAGTAATAAAGGGGTTGATACTTATATTACTGGTACTCATTACATGTACTTGCAGTGGACCAAGATTGATGTTGGCAGGCCAGAGTTTCGAGAAGCAAACAGATTATTCTTTTTATTCTGGGAAGCTTGTAAGGCAGACGAGCGATCTTACGGAATGTGCTATCTTAAAAACAGAAGATCTGGGTTTTCATTTATGGCATCAGGAGAAGTTGTTAATTTGGCAACCATATCAAGTGATTCTAGGTATGGGATTTTATCCAAGTCTGGAGCTGACGCAAAAAAAATGTTCACTGATAAAGTGGTACCCATATCAGTTAACTACCCATTCTTTTTTAAACCGATACAAGACGGTATGGATAGACCCAAAACCGAATTGGCATATCGTGTACCCGCAAGTAAATTTACACGTAAGAAATTACTCTCGAAGCAAAGGGCCGAGGAGCTCGAGGGATTGGACACCACCATCGATTGGAAGAACACCGGTGACAACTCCTACGACGGTGAAAAACTTGCACTTCTTGTCCACGACGAGGCAGGTAAATGGGAGAGGCCCGAGAACATCCTCAACAATTGGAGAGTCACTAAGACAACGCTTAGATTAGGTAGTAGAGTTATAGGAAAGTGTATGATGGGTTCAACAAGCAACTCATTAGATAAAGGCGGTGAAAACTTTAAAAAATTATATAATGACTCAGATGTTACAAAAAGAAACCGCAATGGACAGACTCGCTCGGGACTATATAGTTTGTTCATACCTATGGAATGGAACTTCGAGGGATTCATTGATTCTTTTGGACTACCTGTATTCAATACACCAGAAGAAGAAGTTCAAGATAATTACGGGCAATATATTGACATCGGAGTTATCGAACATTGGGAAAACGAAGTTGAAGGTTTAAAAGGCGACCAAGACGCTTTAAATGAATTTTATAGACAATTCCCTAGAACAGAAGAGCATGCTTTTAGAGATGAAACTAAAAATAGTATATTTAATTTAGCAAAAATTTATGAACAAATAGATTTTAATGAAGAAGCTAAATATAGTGCGCTACTAACACAAGGTACTTTTTCTTGGAAAAACGGTATTAAAGATTCTAAAGTACAATTTACACCAAATCCAAATGGAAGGTTTAAAGTTAGTTGGGTACCAGATTTAAAATATCAAAACAATATATTATTAAAAAATAATATAAAATATCCTGGTAATGAACATATGGGTGCGTTTGGTTGTGATAGTTATGATATATCAGGAACAACAGATGGCAAAGGCTCTAAAGGTTCTTTACACGGTTTAACTAAATTTAGTATGGAAAATATTCCTGCTAATCAATTTTTTCTTGAATATATAGCTAGACCACAAACAGCTGAAATGTTTTTTGAAGATGTTTTAATGGCTTTGGTGTTTTATGGAATGCCAATATTAGCAGAAAATAATAAACCAAGATTATTATATTATTTAAAAAGAAGAGGATACAGAGGCTATTCAATGAATAGACCCGATAAAGTTTGGAATAAATTATCTGTTGCTGAAAAAGAAATAGGTGGTATACCAAACTCAAGTGAAGATATAAGGCAGGCTCATGCTTCAGCAATCGAAAGCTATATAAACGAACATGTTGGAATTAAAATAGACGGCTCTTACGGAAATATGTATTTTAATGAAACATTAAATGATTGGTCAAAATTTGATATAAATAAAAGAACAAAATTTGACGCAGCTATAAGCTCTGGTTTAGCAATCATGGCTTGTAATAAAAATTTATATGTACCTAAACAAATAAAACAATTAAATAGTAAAGTTAACTTTAGTTTTGCTAAATACAATAACAAAGGAAATATTTCAAAAATAATACAATAGATGTCAAAAGTAGTAACAAAAGGTTCTTTTCCAAGCCAGGCGGTTCCTAGCGCTGAGAAAGCTGATTTAAAATATGGTTTGCAAGTTGCAAAAGCTATAGAATCAGAATGGTTTAAAAAAGATTCAGGTAGTACACGTTATTTTGCGAATAGAGACCAGTTTCATAGACTAAGGTTATATGCAAGAGGAGAACAGAGTATACAAAAATATAAAGACGAATTATCTATTAATGGCGATTTGTCATATTTAAATTTAGATTGGAAGCCAGTTCCTATTATACCTAAGTTTGTAGATATAGTTGTAAATGGAATACAAGAAAGAACATATAATTTAAAAGCATTTTCAGTTGACGAATTAGCTTCTAAACAAAGAACGCAGTTTGTTCAAGATATGCTAAATGATATGTATGCAAAACAATTTGCAATGGAAATGGAAGAAGCTTTAGGAGTAAGAACACTATCAAATGATCCTGCGTCTATACCTGAAAATCCTGAAGAATTAAATCTTCATATGCAATTAAACTATAAACAATCTATAGAAATTGCACAAGAACAAGCTATTGATAATGTGTTTTTATCAAATAAATATAATTTATTAAAGAAAAGATTAGATTATGATATATGTGTTTTAGGTATTGGTTGTATTAAAAATAGCTTTAATACAGCAGAAGGAATAAAATTAGAATATGTAGATCCAGCTGATTTAGTGTATTCATATACAGAATCACCTTATTTTGATGATATATATTATGTAGGCGAAATAAGAAAAGTTTCAATCATAGAGCTTAAAAAACAATTTCCTCAATTAAGTAATGAAGATATTGAAGATATACAAAATAGAGGAGGCAATAAAATATCTAGAAAAGCATATAGTGATTCTTTAGATCAAGATAAAAACTATGTTCAAATATTGTATTTTGAATATAAAACTTTTGAAAATCAAGTTTATAAAATTAAACAAACAGCAACAGGCGCAGATAAAGCAATAGAAAAAACAGATTTCTTTGATCCACCAAAAGATGCAAGAGCAAGATTTGAAAAAGTAAATCGTTCAATTGAATGTTTATACGAAGGTGCTAAGATAGTTGGCCATGATATGATGTTAAGATGGAATAAAGCAACTAACATGACAAGGCCAAAGTCTGATATTACAAAGGTACAAATGAGTTATAATATTGTAGCGCCAAGAATATATAAAGGTAAGCCTGAATCATTAGTTGGTAGAATGACCACATTTGCAGATATGATTCAAATAACGCATCTAAAATTACAGCAAGTTCTTTCAAGAATGGTACCAGACGGCGTGTTCCTAGATGCGGACGGCATTGCTGAAGTGGATTTAGGTAATGGTACAAATTACAATCCGCAAGAAGCTTTGAATATGTATTTTCAAACAGGTTCCGTTATTGGTAGATCAATGAATCAAGACGGTGAATTTAATCAAGGAAGAGTACCTATTCAAGAATTAAGAGCAAGCGGTGGTAATACTAAAATTGCAAGTTTAATACAATCCTATAATTATTACTTACAAATGTTAAGGGATGTTACGGGATTAAATGAAGCACGAGACGGAGCACTTCCGGATAAAAATGCTTTAGTTGGTGTACAAAAATTAGCGGCGGCTAATAGTAATACAGCTACAAGACATATACTACAAGGCGGATTATATGTAACATTAAAAACAGCAGAATCGGTTTCTTTAAGGATTTCTGATGTACTAGAATATGGAAATACTAATCAATCATTTATACAATCATTAGGTAAATTTGATGTTGCAACATTGGAAGAAATAAAAGAATTACACTTGCACGACTTTGGAATATTTTTAGAGTTAGCTCCTGATACAGAAGAAAAACAATTATTAGAAAATAATATACAGGTTGCTTTAGCACAAAAACAAATTGAACTTGAAGACGCTATAGATGTAAGAGAAATTAGAAATTTAAAATTAGCAAATCAATTACTAAAGCTAAGAAGAAAGAAAAAACAAGAAGCAGATAGAGCTTTAGCACAACAGAATATTCAGATGCAATCTCAAGCTAATGCACAATCAGCTCAAGCGGCAGCAGCAGCGGATATGCAAAAACAACAAAGTTTAGCTGAAAGTAAAGTTAGAATTGCACAAGCACAAAACGAATTTGATATTGCAAAACTCGAAAGAGAAGCAGCAATTAAAAAAGAATTAATGGAATTCGAATTTCAATTAAACATGTCGCTTAAAGAACGTGAAGCAGACGTAATTAAAAATAAAGAGAAATATAAAGAAGACCGCAAAGACGAAAGAACAAAAATACAAGCAACTCAACAAAGCGAGTTGATTGATCAGAGAAAAACTGGTAAACCGCCAAAAGATTTTGAATCTGCAGGTTTTGATAACCTGGGCGGATTTGGTTTAGAGCAATTTGAACCAAGATAACATTTTAACAATTATATAATATTTTATTATGGCAGAAGAAATTAAAGCTAAAGTACTAGACTCAGATGAAAAGTCTATACAAGAAAAAGAACAAGAAGTCCAGGAAAAATCAACAAATTTTGATAAAGAGTCTGGAATGTATAAAGTAGATTTAACAAAAATTAACGAAGAAAAACCAAAAGAAGATGCCGTTCAAGAACAAAAAACAGAGGATGGCGTGCTACGCGGAAGCAGCGAGAATGAAGAAACTGGGGAAAAAGCCAAAGTGGAACTGCAAGGAGTACGCGAAGAAGAAAAAATAGAAACACCAATACTAGAAGAAGTTACAGAAGATGAAACAGATACAGTTAAAACAGATACAACTGACGAGAGAAGAGTGGATGACTTCTTTGAGGCTCCCAACCCCACACCGAAACAAGAAAAAATATTACAGGAAGAAGAAACACAAGAATCTAAGCCTTCAGTAGATTTACCTGAAAATATTCAAGACTTAGTAAAGTTTATGAATGAAACAGGTGGAAGTATAGAAGATTACGCTAGATTAAATGCGGATTATTCAAATGTAGAAGATAATACTTTATTAGTAGAGTATTATAAACAAACAAAACCACATCTTAGTTATGATGAAATTCAATTTCTAATGGAAGATAAATTTTCAGTAGATGAAGAATTAGATAATGAAAAAGATGTGAGAAGAAAAAAACTAGCTCTTAAAGAAGAGGTTGCAAATGCTAAAGGCTTTTTAAATGGGCTTAAGGATCAATATTACAAGGAAGTCAAGTTGGGTTCTAAGTTAGCTCCTGAGCAACAAAAAGCAATAGAATTTTTTAACCGATATAATAAAGAGCAAAAATCAGCTAATGATTTATTAGCGAGGCAACAAGATCATTTTAAACAAGAATCGAGTAAAGTTTTTAACGAAGAATTTAAAGGTTTTAACTTCAAAGTTGGAAAGAAAAAATACCGTTTCAATGTTAATGATACTAAAAAAGTTGAATCACAAAATTTAGGAAATGTTTTCGATAAATTTGTTGATAAGAATAATCTTCTTACCAACGCTGGTGAATTTCATAAATCTTTATTTGCTGCTTCAAATCCTGATGCTATAGCTAATCATTTTTATGAGCAAGGTAAGGCAGATGCTATTAAGCAAATGTCTGCAGAAGCTAAGAACATTAATATGGAACCTAGAAAAACCGCAGATGGTTATGTTGAAACCGGAGGAATAAAAGTAAGGGCTATATCAGGTGATAATAATTCAAAGCTAAAATTCAAACTTAAAAATTATTAAAACCTAAAAAATTAATTAAAAAATGGCAAGTACAAGTTTTGCAGTTGGGACAGGCGGTTTAGTCACTCCCAGCGCTCAAAAAATGACTCTAGCTAGTTCTTATTTAGATATAAGAAATAATGGCTGGGCTCAACAATATCTACCAGAATTATATTCTGAAGAGATAGAAAAATATGGAGACAGATCAATTTCTGGATTCATTCAAATGTTAGGTGCAGAAATGCCTATGGCTTCTGATCAAGTTATTTGGTCTGAGCAAGGTAGATTGCACATTGCATATCAAGCAACAGTTGCAACAGGAACTGGAACAATAACAGCAATTAAAAATATCGATGACGTAAGTGGCTCTAATGTAGCTCACTCACTAAGAGTTGGTAATACAGTAGTAGCTGTTGTTGAGGGTGTAGTATTTAAAGGTTACGTTAAAACTGCGGCTGCTGCTGCAGATCCAGTAATTGTACCTTATGGAAATGCTGCTACAATTGGCGATTTAACTGGCGTTACAGATAACTCAAACCAAACTATTAAACTATTTGTTTATGGTTCTGAATTTGGAAAAGGAACTGATGGCATGCAAGAATCAATTGAGCCAAAGTTTTTATCTTTAAGCAATCAACCTTTGATTATTAAAGATCACTTTGAAATCAATGGATCAGATGCTGGGCAAATTGGTTGGATTGAAGTTTCTGGTGAAAGCGGACAAGGCGGATTCTTATGGTATTTAAAATCTCAAGGAGACACATCTAAAAGATTTGAAGACTATTTAGAAATGGTAATGGTTGAGGCTGAAAAATCTCATGCTAACGCTGACGCTGCTGTTCCTGCTGGATCAGAAGGTTTACTTTCAGCAATTGGTTCTAGAGGTATCGTTGGTACTGGAATTTTTGACGACGGTTCAGATCCAGTATTAGCAAGTTTCGACACGTTGTTACAAGAACTAGATAAGCAAGGTGCTATTGAAGAAAACATGTTATTCTTAGATAGAGGTGCTAATTTAGGAATTGATGATATGCTAGGAGCTATCAACGCTAACTTTAGCGGTGGTACATCTTTTGGTGTATTTAATAACTCTCAAGACATGGCATTAAATTTAGGATTTACAGGATTTAGAAGAGGTTCTTATGATTTCTATAAAACTGACTGGAAATACTTAAATGACAAGTCAACAAGAGGTTTAGTAGGTGGTTTAGAAGGAGTATTAGTTCCAGCTGGTACGTCTTCTGTATATGATCAAAATCTTGGTCAAAACATCAAAAGACCATTCTTGCACGTAAGATATAGAGCATCAGAAGCTGATGATAGAAAACTAAAAACTTGGATTACTGGATCAGTTGGTGGACCAACTAGTTCAAATATTGACAAGATGGAGGTTAATTATCTATCAGAAAGATGTTTAGTAGTTCAAGCTGCTAACAACTTTATCAGATTTGATTCTTAATACTTATTTTATATAAAGGGAAGGGTGCTTCGGCACCCAGCCTTTTATTTTTAACTTTTATTATATTATATCATGGAAAAAACAAAACAAAAAAAACAAACAGTCGTAAAACCTGTTTATAAAGACAAGTTATACGAATTAACCATAAATGAAACACCTATTGTTTATATATTAAAAAGCAAAGGTATATTATGGTTTGACGAAGAAAAAGGTTACGAGAGAGAAATAAAATATTGCTCAAACCAAAAAACAATATTTGCGGATGAAATGAAAGGTGTTGAAAGATTAGAGCATGTAGCGTTTAGAGAAGGCAAATTATTTGTGCCAAAAGAAAAACAAACATTACAAAAATTTCTTGACATACACCCTTTAAATGGTAAAAAATTTGAAGAATTCAATCCTGTTCAAATAGCAGAAGAAGATTTAGATATTCTTGAACTAGAACTGGAAGCAATGAATACTGCTCAAAAAATTGATATTGATCATGCAGAAGCAATATTGCGTTCAGATTTAGGAAATGAAGTATCTAAGATGACTTCTAAGGAACTTAAAAGAGATTTATTAATATTTGCTAGAAACAACCCAAAACTATTCTTAGAATTAGCTAATGATGAAAATATCAATATTAGAAATATGGGTATAAAAGCTGTAGAAAATAATATCATTACTCTTTCAAGCGACCAAAGAACATTTGAGTGGGCGTCTACTGGCAGAAAACTTATAACAGTTCCTTTTGATGAAAATCCATATTCAGCGTTGGCTGCATGGTTTAAAACAGATGAAGGTGTTGAAGTTTATCAAACAATAGAAAAAAAACTTAAATAGTCTATTATAGTGGTTAGGCCGCTATATGCGGCTTAATCATTATATAAAAAAATATTATGGCAATATCAGTTGATAAAGTATATAAAACAGTATTATCAATATTAAATAAAGAATCTAGGGGTTTTATTACACCCGATGAATTTAATAAAATAGGTGCACAAGTGCAGCTTGATATACTAGATCAAAATTTTCATGATTATAACAAAGCTGTTGTAAAGCATACAAGAGGATTTGCTGTAAACGATTATGGTAATATACCTGAAAAAATTGAGCAAAAGATTGATCCATTTTTTAAACAAGCAGATATTACATTAACAAATGGAATTGGCACCTTGCCTACCGATTTGTATAAAACAATAAATATTAGTATAACTAATAAAACTATTCAATTAGAAAAAGTTGATAAAAGAAAATTATCATATTTATTATCTTCGCCGTTAACAAAACCAACAAAATCATTTCCTGTATATTATCAGAGAGCAACAGATATTATTGTTGAACCTGCTTTATCAGATGGTAGTTGGACATTAGGTAATTTACTTATTGAATATATAAAAATTCCAGATGACCCAGTTTGGGCTCATACTGTAAATAATGTAACCGGCGCATTAACATTTAATGATAGTGCTGATGTTCCTTTTACTTTGCATGAATCAGATAGAGTGCAACTTGTTATAGGAATACTAAAATATGCTGGATTAGTAATTGAAGACACTGCCGTCATACAAGCGGCTTCAGCTGAAGAAAATAAACAAATACAATTACAAAGTTAAAATAAATGGGGTTAATAACACAAACAAATCGTCAGTACTATAATAATAGTCAACAGTTTACCGCTACATCTAACCAAACGGTTTTTACATTAACGTTTGATAGTTTACCAACAGCAGAATCAGAATTTCTTATTCGTATAAACGGCTCTGAAGTTGATGACGATTTATATACATATAACTCCGGTAATGGCCAAATAACATTTGGTTCAGGAAGAACGGCTGGGGATATAGTTTTAGTTATATTATTAAAACAAAAGCACGGTGATTATAGATATATATCTTTGCAGAATATTATTAATAATTATATGTTTGCATTTGTTGGAGATGGTAAATTAATACCTACGTGCAAAAGGACAGATGTTTTATTTCATGCAAAAAGAGGCATACAAGAATTTGCTTATGATATATCCAGAGTTGAAAAAATACAAGAACTACAGGTTGGAACTAGCTTATCAGTACCTATGCCTCATGATTATGTTCATTATGTTAGAATATCTTTTGTAGACGAAGCCGGTGTTGAACATATTGTTTATCCAGCAAGATATACATCTAAGCCGTCTCAATCTATATTGCAAGATGATGATTATAATTATCTTTTTGATAATGACGGTAGTTTATTAACAGGTACTCCTGTAACAGATACAAATTTTAAAAACTTTGAGCACGGCAATATAACAGGAACATACAATGACGAACAAGTTAATTTTAGCGGATCTTACTTAGCTGAAAGAATTACAGAGTTTGGAAAAAGATACGGATTAGAACCTGAGCTATCACAACAAAATGGTGTTTTTATAATTGACGAAGCAAACGGAAAAATAGGTTTTAGTAGTGAATTAGTAAATAAAAATATTACATTAAAATATGTATCTGACGGTTTAGGTACTGATGACGAAATGAAAATACATAAGTTTGCTGAAGATGCTATGTATAAATACATAACATATGCTATAGCAAGCACAATGCAGGCTTTCCCCGAATATATTATAAACAGATTTAGAAAGGAAAGAAGAGCAGCAACTAGAAATGCTAAAATAAGATTATCTAGTTTAAAAATAGGTGAACTTACTCAAGTTATGAGAGGTAAATCTAAAATAATTAAATAACCATAAAAAATACAACACATATATAATATTAACATGCCAGAAATAAAGAATAATTTTCTTCAAGGTAAAATGAATAGAGACCTTGATGATAGAATATTACCTAATGGACAATATAGAGAAGCATTTAATATTACTGTAGCAAAATCTGATAGTTCTAATGTAGGCGCCGTTCAAAGTATAAAAGGAAACGATTATTTATATTCAAGCGGTGTTTTAAGCTTAGGCGCAGATGTTGATACCATAGGGTACTATGCTCATAGTATTACTGGTGAGATATTTTGGTTTGTAACTAATTTTACTGGAACTACGTCAGATGAAACAAAAAACTTTACAGTAGCAGCTAGTAATAAGTTGTGTAGAATATATTATTATAAAGTTGGTAGTAGCAATCAACCAGTGTTGTTAGTCAATAGTTTTAGATTAAACTTTTCAAAAATTCATCCGATATTGCATGTTAACATAATTGATGATTTATTATTTTGGACAGATAATTATAATCAACCAAGAAGAATAAATATAAAAACAGCTTTAGCTAATTTAAAAACAGACGGCACAGGAAATGATTATTATAGTAATGATAATTATTTAGAAGACAAAATTAGTGTTGCTCAATTTGCACCATACGACGCGCCAACGGTTGCTTTAGCTGTTGATACAAATATAAAAAGCGAACATATAGAAGATAAATTTGTAAAATTTGCATATAGATTTCAATATGAAAATAATGAATATTCTTTAATATCTCCATTTACTCAAACGTGTTTTCACCCTGGATTTGGTAAAAGCATACAATTAGGTGCTTTTGGTATTGGCAATGATGAAGCTGGGTTATTAACTTCTGCAGATGAAGATAATATTGTAAAGCAAACGACTGTAAATGTTATGCAAAATCTTGCAAACAAAGTGCATTTAAAAATAACTTTACCTTGTAATGTTGAAAAATCAAACCATGCTTCTTGTAACGCTAATGGAATATTATCTGGTACTAGTCAGACTATAGATACTGTAAACGGTACTATAGCAGATACAGATACACTAGTTACAGAAAGAGGTGATACTTATGTAGTTAACGGAGGTAATAAAAGCACAACATTAACAACAACAACCGCTATAAACCCGTCTATAATTGATAATACTAGATTATATTTTTTTAATAGCATAACTCCATATGGTAATCCATTAAAAATTAAAAAAATACAAATATTATATTCTGAATCAAATAGTCCTGCTATAAAAGTTGTAGATACCGTTGATTTTCCACAAGATAGCGAAATAATATATAGAGCTGAAAAATTAACAGCTAATTCTGCTAAGTTATCCTATGTTTATGAATTTATTTATGAATCAACAAAACCCGTACAAACATTACCTGAATCTGAACTAATAAGAGTTTCGGATATTATACCTATAAAAGCAAAAACTCAGGAAGTTTCAGGAAATAGAATTATATACGGTAATTTTTTACAAAACAGAGGTCTAAATAATGTATTGAAATCTAGTGATTTTGAAATTAAAAGCGGCGATCAAAGCGCTTATAATGATCAATATTTATTATCTTCTGTAAAATCTAATAGAGAATATTCTTTGGGTATTGTTTTTTCTGATAGATATGGAAGACAGTCAAGTGTATTTTTGCCAGATAAATCAACAACATTTGTAGACCCTAAAACAGGAACTGTTACTAATGGGCAAAGCTCATGGAAGCATAGTGTTATAAAAGTTGATTTTAATCAATTATTAGATGAGTCAGATTTTTATAACGCAGATACTAATCCGTTAGGTTGGTATTCTTATAAGTTTGTTGTTAAACAAACACAATTACAATATTATAATGTATATGCACCAACAATTGTTGATGGTACTCCTTCAGGCGAAACAAGGTCTTGGATAGTGTTGCATGGAGATAATGTTAATAAAGTCCCTAGAGATGTTACAGATTTAAATGAAGAAGACGGAACACAAGGCTCTCAAGCAAAATTATTGCCTAAAATAATTGATACAGCTGGAACACAAACGCAACAAAGCGGAACTGAATTTAAAGACGTTATTTCTATAGGTACTTTAAGTGATCAAGGTTTTTTACAAAATGATCTTACATCTTCTCCAAATGTTATAAATAATGAATTTTATCTAGCAAATAAAAACCCTTTATTGGGTGAGCTTGAAGATGGGCTGGGTGTTAATTATGCCGGAGTAGGAACTGTAAGAGATAACTTAGTTGTATTTGAAACTAATCCTTTTATATCTGTTTTAGATATTTATTTTGAAACGTCAACAGCAGGTCGATTAGATTATTTAGCAGACGCAGTTGTTTTAGCTTTAGGCGCTACCCCTCAAAATATAGTTTCAAGTGCTACATCATTTAATGAATCAGTTTCTTCAGGTACAACAATAGCTGCTTTGTCTTCAACAGATACACAAGGTAATAATGTAACTGGTACATTTTCTATAATATCTATTGTTGACGCAAACAATACAGATAGATCCGGCGCTTTTACAATTACAGGAACAAGCTTAAAGACTAATGAGTTATTTGAATTTACTAATTCTAATACTGATAATTATACAATTAGAATAAAAGTTGTGGATAATAGCGACGCTACTAAATTTACAGAAAAAGATATCTCTATGTCTGTTGCTAACGTAGCGCCTACCATATCAATTGGTTCTACGCCTATGAGTTTAAATAGAGTTCCTGCTAATACTCAAATAAGAACAGTTACCGCCGTAAATGGTACAGCTAAAACAAGTGCTCAAACTAACAATTTAACTTTTTCAAAAGTAAGTGAAACTTTAAGCGGAAGTGCGTCAAATAATTTTTCTATAAATTCTACGACAGGGATAATAACAACAATTCCTAGCACATTACCAACTGGTGCATATGTTTTAACATTAAGAGCAACAGATGTTGGTGGATTAACAAATGACGCAGCTTTAACTATTAACGTTAGCTCAGCTGTATCTACCGCGTTTTTTAAATCAGCGGGAAGCACTTCGTTTGCTGCTGCTTGTAATGATAGCGCAAATCAAACTGTATTTTTTAATGATACAAACGGAACTGGCATACCTGACAGTGGAGATGTTGTTCATACAACTATATTTTTAAATAGTCCATTTAACGGACAAGGAGCTCATTATAGGGTTAGCGATAGTGCTGGCGCAGATGGAGGCTATATAGTTACAATAAATAGTTCAGGTGTTGTATCGGTAGTTGGTCAAGTATGCCCAGAGTAAAAAATTAATAATTTATGTAATAATAATAGTATGCCACATACAGTTGAAGTTCAATTTTTTAACACCTTTATTTTACGCTCAGAGTCTGTTAATAATATACATATAGAAGAGTCTAGAATTAAAGGAGGGTTTAATGAAGATTTTGTTAGTATTGGGCCTAAAGCACATTTAGTAAATGAAAATTATGCAGAAAATAGAAGATCAAATGCTTTAATATATTCTGGTATATACAATTCAAGAACAGAAATAAATAGAACTAATGTTTTTAGTGCAGGTGAAAAAATAACAAGAGCTGTAAATCCAGCTGATGGAGCTATAGAAAAACTTTTTGCTGAAGATACTAATTTAAATATATTACAACAAGATAAAGTTAGTTATGCCTTAATAGATAAAGATGCTTTATTTACGGCTGAAGGCGGTAGATTAACAGCATCAGGAGCGGCAGTTATAGGACAGATAGTACCTTATTTAGGTAAATACGGAACACAAAATGCTGAAAGTTTTTCATTTAAAGGTAATAGAAAATATTTTGCAGATAAAAATAGAGGCGCTGTATTAAGATTATCAAGAGATGGCTTAACTGAAATATCAAACGCGGGTATGCGTGATTATTTTAAAGATACTTTAAAATTAGCAGATAAAATTGTTGGTGCGTATGATGATGCTTCTGATACATATGTTATATCTTTACAAGGAACCGAAATTGATGTTACAAATAATTCATCAAAATCTGGATTTGATACATTAGCATATGATGAATCAACTAAAGGCTGGACAAGTTTTTATAACTATAGACCTGATTTTGGTTTTAGTTTAAATAAAGATTTCTTTACAATTAGTAGTGGTAATATATGGAAGCATTATTCAAACGAAGGAAGTAATGCTTATAATAGCTTTTATGGATTTAATTTTCCATCAACTATAACATTTGTTTCTAATACAGACCCATCGATGGTTAAAAACTTCAATACAATAAACTATGAAGGCGATGCTAATTGGAGAATGCAATCATCTGAAACAGATTTAGGCATGAAAGCTTTTAAAATTTATGGTAATAATGAAACGTCACAAGATGGCTCATCAACTGCATTATCTGGTGATATATTACCTAGATTTGTTAAAAAAGAAAATAAATATTATGCTCATTTAATGAATAATGGCACAATAACAGCTGTAAAAGGACAAGTAACAGGTGATGCTGGTTTATCATTAAATCCTTCGGGTATAAAAGGATTTTTTACAACTGTAAAAATGCAAAACTCAACAACAGAAAATGAAGTTGAATTATTTGTAGTTTCACATAATATAGTACAATCAAGTTAAATGGAATTAAATATACGCAGACTTAATAAGTCAGATTACAAAACATTAGTTAAATGGTGGGATTGGTGGCCAGGTTGGCAAGCTCCACCTTTAACACTATTACCAGATACAGGCCTTATAGTAGAAAAAAACGGTATTGGTATAGTTGCAGGTTATATTTATATGACCAATTCTAAGGCCGCTTTATTTGATTGGGTTATATCTAACCCAGAATACAGAGAAAGTGACAGAAAAGACGCGATAACGCTGTTAATTCAAGCCACAGAGAACGTTTTAAAAGGGCAAGGAATAAAACATGTGCTTTCTTTTGTACGTCATAAAAATTTATTAAATGTACATAAAGAATTAGAATGGGAAATAGATAAAATTCCTTCACACGAAATAATTAAAAATTTATAATATGGCAGTATTTAGTGCAATAGCTGCGAGCAAAGCAAAAAAAGCTCAGAGAAGTGCTCAGCAAGATTTAAATAGATCTATTGCTAATAGGCAAGAAATAATAAATCCTTATTCAAATGTAACGGATTTAAGCAATATGATTAGTAATCCTTTTGCTAATTTACAAGTTGCTACAGGTGCCGCTGAAATGCAAGCAGAAGAAGCTGATATAGCTTTAGCTAGTACGTTAGATACTTTAAGAGCTACAGGAGCGGGTTCAGCAGGTGCAACAGCATTAGCTCAAGCAGCATTAAGAAGCCAACAAGGTATTGCTGCAACAATTGAACAACAGGAGGCTCAGAATGCAAGATTGAGAGCACAAGGCGAGCAAACAGCTCAACAAAGAAGAATGGCTGAAGCTCAAAGAATGCAACAAGCAGACATATTAGGTAGAACATTTCAATTTCAAGCGCAAGAAAGTAGAGATATTGCAGATATTTCAAGACAAGCTGGAATGGTTCAACAATATGGTCAACAAAGAATGAATGCATTAACACAAATGGGCGCAAGTACAGGTGCAGTAATAGGCGCTGTTGCTGGCGGATTTGCACAGCGATCTGATAGAAGATTAAAGAAAAATATCAAGTTAATAAAATATTCACCAAGTGGATTAAAAATATATAGCTTTAAATATATTAATAAAATGTTTGGTGAAGGTGTTTATCAAGGGGTTATGTCAGATGAAATACCACAATATGCTGTAATAAAACATACTGATGGTTTTGATAGAGTAGATTATTCAAAATTAGATGTTGAATTTAAACAAATAAAATTATGAGTTTACCAGTAGTATCATACGGAAAATATAATTACGGACAATATGCTAATCCAACACCTATAAGATTTACAGGTGGATTTGGAGCAGGTATAGCTAAAGGTGTAGCTCAAGGGGCAACTGCGTTTTTTCAAGAAAAAAAAGAACAGCAAAAAAAAGAAGATGCAGCTAACTTGGCTTCTGCAAAAGCGCAAATTCAATTTCAAGCTGCAACGGATGCTTATTTAAAATCGGCTACTGAAGAAAATAGAGCGTTTTTAATTCAACAAAAACAATTTAGAGGAGAAACAGAAAGATTATTTGCATTAAAACAAATAAGTTTAGACGATTATACAAAAAGAGTAAGTGCTTCTCAGGGTTTATTATCTCAATTAAAACAATTAAGCGGTTTAGTTACTGATTTAAGTAAAGTAAATAATGGTCAAGATATTGATGATTTACAATTAAGAAACAATCCAGATGCTTTTGACGCTAATATTAAGTTACAGGCTTTAGTAGATGGTAAATTTAAAATAAAAGGAAACTATGAAGATGGATTTGATGTTGAGTTGCCTATGTATCAATCTGCTATGGGTACTGGTGAAGAAATAAAAGAATACGCGGTTGGAGATATTCCATTGACGCAGTTATTACAAAATACTAAATTATATACACCAGAATTAGCTTATGTTAATGCAGCTAATCCTAATTTAAATAAATTAAAAGATGATTTAAAAAAGGATATTGTAACTCAAGGTTTTACTATTTTTAACGACGTTGAAGGCGATAAAGAACAAGAGTTTATTGATATAAACAAAAAAAATGAAATTAATCAATTTCTTTTAAATACAAAAGGCGATGCTATTTTATCAACTTTAGATGCAAAGCAAAAAAGAATATATTACGAAGATAATATTAAAAAAGAGCTTGGCAGTTGGACGGGTAGCGAAGAACAAATACAAGAATTAAAATCTGTGTTAGTTAATGAAATAACAGATGAGTTTGCTGGTGTAGCTATAGGTAGTAAAATAAATAAAAGAAAAACTCCTACTGAAGAAAGAACATTAGTTAGTGAAGAAAATAGAAAATATGCTTTTTTAAATGCTGAAAAATATAAAGCTAAAATTACTGAGCTTGCTAAATTTTTTAATAATCCTAATAATATAACAAAAAAGAATGAGCAAGTTTATATGACTCCAGCGCAATATCAAAAAGCAATAAATGCGGCTTCTGGAGCTGGAATAATTTTAACACCTGTTATACCTGATGGAATTAATGCAACTGGATTTAAAGTTAATTCAGATGATAAAACAGTCGCGTCGCTTACTGAAGATATGCCGTTAATACTTGCCGGATATAATGTTAATTTTGGTTTAGCAACATTAAGAAACGTAAGTGGTATGAAAGCCGCAAGACAACCTATAATAGCGGTGGATCCGGATTTAGATCCAAATAAGTAAAAATAAATGTTAATTGAAAAAATTAAACTATGTACGAATACAATGGAAAATTATACTCGCTAGCTGAGTTGCAGCAAGCGGCACAAGCATATGAGATGGAGTTTGATGCTTATCTAGCACAAATGCAATCTAAAGGGCTTAAAGAAATAGAATATAACGACGAATATACTGCTAATTTTTTTCAACAAGGCCTAGAGAGTGGGCCGACGAAAGAAAATACGGAATCACAATCGGACGGTGGTTTTTCGGGTGTATTAAAAGAAATAATTAACTCTCCTGTAGGACAGAATTATATTATACCTGGGTTAAGAGGTTTAGCTAGCGGTGGCGGACCATTAGGTGCTGCTGCAGAAATAGGCACAGAAACTATGCTTAAACCAACACTAACAGAAGTGGGGAAAGGTTTTGTTGGGGCTTTTGACGCGGTTACGCAACCTGATGAACCAACCTTATCTCAAGAAGATGTTGGCATAGGTTATAGCGTTGGTAGAGGAATAGTAGAAGATCCGAGGGGGTTTTTTAATAATGCAGTTCAAGCTGTACCTAAATTTGCAGATACATCTCTTGAAATGGTTTTTGATAACATGAACGATTTAAAAGAAATGGGGGCTATATATGGTCTTTCATGGTATACTCAATTTAAAACTGGCAAGTCTAAGTTATCTGCAAATGAAAAAAGAATGATTGGGATTATTGCAAAACAAGCAATAAAGGCTCAAGATAAGCTTTATGAGTCAACTGGTTTGGGCCCTTTAGGTGCTTTTTCAGGATTAACAAGCAGAGAAAATATTAATAAAGCGCAAGAATATTTAAAAGGGCATATTAAACAACATAATACTACAATTACAGAAGAAATAGCTAAAGGAATGGATGCTGATTGGGCAACCATCGGCGGAAGAATATTTGCAGATGGAATGGGTAGTTTACCTTATACTTTAGCTTCACTAAATCCATATACTGCTGCGGCAATGGGTATAGGTTTAGGTGCTGACAAATTTATACAAGAATTTGAAAAAGATCCTGATAAAAGTTTATTTAGATTAGGCATTAATGCTGCCGGTACGGGTGCAATTGAAGTTGCAGATGCTTATCTTACAAGAAGATTTTTAAGAAGCGCAAATGTTTTAGGTGGTAGCGGAAAAAAAGCAGCAGAAAAAGCTGTTAATGAAATGCAAAAAGGATTTCGTGATAAAGTAATTGATGTTATAGGTGTTGGATTAAGAGAGGGCGCTACTGAAATAGGACAAGCTATTTTAACAAGAATAAATGATAGAATGACATTTGATACTAAATTTGAAAATGGCAAGCTAACATTTAATAAAGGAAGTATATTTGGTGAAATAGATGAAAATGGAAATATAGTTAAAGGCTCTATATTAAAAGATATTTATAGCATTATTGATGAAGGTATTATAGGAACATTTACGGGCGGCGGTGTAACAACAGTTGGTAAAACTTTACAATCTAATCAAACTTTGTATATAAGAGCTCAAGAATTAATGATGCCAGCAACTGTTAGAGAAAAAAGAAATGCTTTACTTAAAGAATATAATGATAGATTAGAAAAAATTAAACAACTTGAGGGTAAAGATAAAAATGGAAAACAAATTGGCCCAGCTGGAAATCCAAATGTAATTAGAGCATTAAAGGGAAGAAATGCAATTGTTATTAAAAAACTAGAAGAAATAAAAATAGCAAATAGGCTAATATTAGAAAATATTACTGGAGTTGATTTACAAAAATATGCACAAAATGTTGATGCTATAAGTGCGCTTGTAAAAGAAAATAAAACAAAGGATATTACAACTATAGCTGGTTTAGATAAAGTTGTTCAAAAAGAAATTAACGAATTAGTTAAAGAAAATAATAATATATTTAATACAGCTCTTACAAAAAATTATGGTGAAAATATAACATTTGCTGAAGTTGCTGCTAAACAATTGGGTTTTAAAAAAATTAAAAGAGCAAAAAATACTAATGAATTTAATAAATTAGTAAAAGATTTAAGTGGTCAAACAATAAAAGATTCTAGCGGTATTAATGGTGTATTTATTGGAAAAGGCCAGATAGTTATTAATGAAGATGTTGCTTTAAAATTGGGTGCTGTTGGTGTAGGTTCTCACGAAATATTACATCCAATATTAAATGCAATGATAGGTAATACACAAGCCCAACAAACAATTGTTGAAGATTTTAGAAATACATTGACGCGTAGGCAAAGAAGATGGACTGATAATGAAATGGAAAGGCAAGGCAAAATTAAAGGTACTTCAAAATATTATCAAGAATATATAACTGTGTTTTCAGAAGGTCTTGCAAAGCCTGGAAGCGGGCTTACTTTTGATTTAAATTTTGGAGAATCAATAAAAGAATTTTTAACTAGCTTATATAAAGGTAAAGGATTTAAAAATATTGATTTTAGAAGCGGTAGAGGTGTTTATAATTTTTTAAAAGCATATGATAAAAGTATTAAAGATGGCAAACTAAATAAAGATGTATTAGGAGCTTTGGATTTAAAAGCAGTAAAAGAAGCTAAAGCAATTGGTAATAATATACAAAAATCCGAAATATCTGATAAAATACAGAATATATATGAAACCAAAGGGTTTGATGGAGCTTTAGATATAATAAATGAATATGAGGGTATGGCTAACAAGCATGCTCAGCGCTTTAGAGACGTCCCTGGTTTTGCTACCATGAAAGATATACTTGTTGATGATATATTAACAGGTAGAAGAGGTGTTATTGATTTAATACGATCTTATAACCCCGGTTCTGGCGTGCCATTAGCTGCCTATATAAATAAGTTTTTGCCTTCTAGGGTGATTGAAATAGCTAATAGAAATTTAGATACGAATTTTGCAGTAGACATTACTGAACAAAAAAATATATCAGGAGCAATAACAACAGGTGAGATACAAGAACAGGAAGGTAGACCAAGTTTAAGATTATCTTTAAATTTAACACAAGATGTTATTGATAAGGTTAAAGATGCCGTAGTAAAAACTTTTGGAACAAGACTACCGGATATTGCTTCAAACCAGTTTAAGAAAAAATTAATTAGTAACTATAAAACATTTTTAAAACCAACTATTAATAGTGTTTTAGGAACAGATCAAAGTTATAGAAATTTTCTTGATAATAATTTTAAATTAATATATGATATTTTGCCGCAATCAACTATAAACAGAAGATTTGCTCCGTTTGCAGAGCCAGTTGTTGATGAAAATGGTAAACAGCTAAGAGAAAGAACTCAACAAGGAAATAAAATATTCAAGAAAAAGAAAATAACTAAACAAGAATTTATTGATTATTTTATTGGGCCTGAAGTTAAAGCTTCTACAAGAGGGGCTAGAAAAACAGCTTTATCAGAAAGTTTAGCACAAGAAATAGCATTTGATGCCACATTAGATGTATTAAGAAATCCTGCAATACTTGAAAAAGTTAAAGTAGTTGCTAGCATGCAAGAAATAGATATAGCTGACAATTATTTATCCCAAGTAGCGTCAAAAATTGATAGAGGTGTAGATTTCCAATTTAGTGAAGAAGCTAATAACGCACAGCTATTATATGAAATTAGAAATGCTATATTAGATAATACTATTCAAGAAAAATTTCCTAATGTATATAAACAAATAGTTAATGAAGCTAAAAGATTAGGTCTAAATGTACCAAAAGCATTTAAAGGGGTAACTTTTGAAGCTTTTCAAGTAAAAGTAATAAACGATAAAGCATCTGATATTTTAACAGCTAGGGGCGATGGAAAAATGGGGCCAACAGGAACAGATATTAGATTAATAATTGAAACTAAAAATCAAGGTAAAATTAGTATTCCCGTAGAAATTAAATTAAACGGATCAGATCAAGCTGGGAGTGGAAGTATAAGAGTAGATGAGCTTGGAAATCTTACGGTAACAAACAAACAGTTATTTAGTATGTTGCCAGATGTTGCAGCAAATTTAGATATATATATTAGAATGCATGAAAGAGCTGAAGAAATACAGGGCGAAAAAATACCTTTTAAATTTCCTCAAACTGGATATGATTTAGACACGTGGAATATACTTAAAAAAGAATTTAGCGGTAGAGAAAGAAATCAAAGAATAGTATTTGAAGACGCTAGCAAAATAACTAAATTTTATCGCGATAAAGGTATAGAATATATATACATAGGTAATAAAGGTTTATATTATATGGGCCAAGGTCAATCAAAATTAAATGTTCCTGTATTTAATCCTCAAGCCGGCGTATATATATCTTTAAGATCAAGCGGAACAAGAAATGGTAAAGTAAATTTAGTATTAAGAGGAAGTAACTTTTTAGTTAACAAAGGAAAAGATTTAGATGCTTCTATATTATTTTCAAGACCAGATTTTGAAAAAGCTACAGGAATGCTTGATTTTAGTCAAGAATCACGAAAATTAGACATTGAATTTAACAATATTATAGAACAATCAACAGGTATTGATGCAGCTACTGTTATAAGCCCAGTTATAGGTAGAAAAAAAGGAAAAAGAGCTAAAACAGGTATAATGAATATGTTTATACCTTACGGCGCAGAAGATTTTCAAGGTTTAATGTATCAAGTATTGCCCAAAGGTGAGCAAGGAAATAAAGCTTTTGCTTGGATGAAAAATAATCTATTTAGGCCGTTTGGTATAGCTAATGAAAATATAGATAACGAAAGAGCTGTGTTAATGAGTAAATGGAAAGAGCTTAAGAAAAAAATTAGTAACGTTCCTAAACAATTACGTAATAAAACACCTGATGGAGTTTTTACTTTTGAAGATGCAATAAGAGTTTATATTTGGAATAAACAAGGAATGGACATACCCGGCCTTACTGAATCTGACAATAAAATGCTTAACAAATATGTTTTTGATAACAAAGAATTACGAAACTTTGCAAGACAATTATTAGTAATAAATGGTCCTGCAGGTTATGTAAAACCTTCTGCAGCATGGGATGCCGGTAATATAACTTTAGATTTACAAACAAATATACAGACTAACGTAAGAGAATATCATTTAAAAAAATGGCAAGAAAATATAGACGCTATATTTACTCAAGAAAATTATAATAAATTAGAGGCTGCTTTTGGAGCTAATTATGTTGATGCTTTGCAAAATATTTTAAAAAGAATGAAAACCGGCAACAATAGATTAACAACAGGAAATAAAAGTATTGATAATTATTTAATATGGTTGAATTCTGCAGTTGGTAATATAATGTTTCTTAATAGACGTTCATCAGTATTACAATTAATATCTAATGTAAACTATATAAATTGGAGTGATAATAATATATTAAGGGCAGGTGCTGCATTTGCAAATCAGCCGCAATATTGGAAAGATTTTGTAACAATATTTAATTCTAATTATCTTCAAAATAGAAGAGGAGGTAATAGAATTAATATTAATGAAAATGAAATAGCGGAGATGGCTAATAAAGGTGGTGTACAAGGTGCTATATCTTATTTATTAGACAAAGGGTTTATATTAACAAGAATTGCGGATAGTTTTGCTATCGCTTCAGGTGGTGCAACAATGTATAGAAATAGAATAAAAACTTATGAAAAACAAGGTTTATCTGAACAAGAAGCTCAAGAAAAAGCTTTTACTGATTTTAGAGAACTAACTGAAGAAGCTCAACAGTCCAGTAGACCTGATAGAATATCTGCACAACAAGCAAGTATAGGGGGAAGACTGCTTTTAGCATTTGCCAATACACCTATGCAATACAATAGATTAATGAAAAGAGCTATACAAGATTTAGCAAATGGTAGAGGAGATTGGAAAACAAATATGTCTAAAATAGCTTATTATGGATTTGTACAAAACTTTTTCTTTAATGCAATGCAACAAGCTCTAATCGCTATGGGATTTGATGATGATGTAGATACTGAAAGAGAAAAACAAAAATATGCAGATATAGCAAATCAAATGGCGGATTCTATACTAAGGGGCTCTGGCTTTATGGGTAATTTTGCTGCAGTAGGTAAAAATATGATTAGAGATGTAATAAGAAAAAGTGAATTATCTAATCCTAAATATTTTGAAGTTGCGGATAATATATTTGATGTATCTCCGCCTGTTAGTTCAAAATACAAAAAGCTAAGAGCAGCGGGATATACATTTAGTTATGAAATGAAAAAAATTAAAAGCGAAGGATTATCATTTGAAAATCCCGCTAATATGGCTATTGCAAAATTAGCCGCTGCTGCAACAAATATACCTTTTGATAGAGCGGTTCAAACTATGGACGATGCTATGTATATGTCAAGAGCAGATGTTGAGTTTTGGAAAAAAATTATGATTGCGTTAGGCTGGCCCGCGTGGCAGCTTGATGTGGATTTAAATAAACAAGAAAAAAGAAAAAATCCATGGGGTAAAAATACCTGGGGTAAAAAAAGTTGGTAAATTATGGGTAAAAAAGATGCATGTTATCATAAAGTAAAAGCAAGATATAAAGTATTTCCTTCTGCATATGCTAGTGGAGCATTAGCAAAATGTAGAAAGGTTGGGGCTAAAAATTGGGGTAATAAATCTAAGTAATAAAAAATGAAACATAAAAATAAACCTTTTAAAAAACATAAAATGTATTGCAAAGACGGCAGTGTTAAAAAAGCAAATACAATGGCAGATCACTTAAAATTTAAAAAAATGGGTTGTGGTCACAAGCCAATAAAAAATAAATAATGGCTGATCCAGTAAAAGGTACAGGTAAAAAACCTAAAGGTAGCGGCAGGCGTTTATACACAGACGAAAATCCTAAAGATACCGTTAGTATAAAATATGCTACTGTAGCGGATGCTAGAGCTACCTGTGCTAAAGTTAAAGGTATAAGCAAACCTTATGCGCGTAAAATACAGATATTAACTGTAATGGAACAAAGGTCAAGATTTGGTAAAAAACCTAAACAAGCAGCTATTGCTAAAAGATGTAAAGCTGCATTAAAAAGAAAACATGGCGGTAAGAAAAACTAAAAAAGGATTAGCACTTAAACGTTGGTTTAAAGAAAAGTGGGTTGACGTAAGAACAGGTAAACCCTGTGGTAGACGTAAAGGTGAAAAAAGAGGTACGCCGTATTGTAGACCGAGTAAACGAGTATCAAGTAAAACACCAAAAACAGCATCTGAAATGTCAGCATCAGAAAAAAGAGCTAAAATAGCTGAGAAAAAAAGATTAGGACAACCAGCTGGCAAACCAAGAAGAGTAAAAAACGTTAAAAGAAGAAGAAACTAAGTAATAATAAATAATAAACTAAAGTCACACATGAAAAATATTTTAACCATATTAATACTATTAATATCCTTTAATATTAACGGTCAATTTTTTAAAGAAGTATATAATGATTTCTTAAAATACGGTACATTTTATGCTGCTGGTAATATAGAAAATGCACAAGCTGTGCAGCCAAATTATTTTATACGTACAGATCCCGAAGATTTTTACGGCATACCTCAAGTTGAGGATAGAGCTCAATATCATCCATTTAATTATAGATATGGATTTGGTATTCGTAAATTAGCTCGTTTTGATTATGAGGTAAAACCTGGTAATTTTTGGACAGGAAATAATAAAGTAGAAAAACAAGTTGGCTTATCAGCACCTACATCAGCTGTAAAAGGTTTAGAATATTTGTTACACTGGGAAAAAGAAAGACATAATGGTAATGAGTTTAATAATAAGAGATTATTTGTTAGACATACTGGTAATTATCATATAGCTAAATTTGAAGCTAGAGAAACCGGCAAGATAGATTTTGAATATATGTCTGGTGAACTAAGAGCCAGATTACCTATTGGAAAAAAGTTTAGTATATCTGCTGGCGCAATATATAGAACACATCAACGCCCTTATGGTTATAATCCTGTAGAAATATGGCTAAACATGGAAGATGAAAATGGCAATGCGTTAAATCCGTGGTACACATTAGGATTTGAATACGGTTATGACGATTGGTGGTATCAAGGTTCAAATGAAAATGGCGGTAGTATTTTTGATTGGTATTGGACTGATCCAGAGGGTAATATAGTAGCTTGGACTGATAGACAGTTTAGAGACCTTATAATGCCCGGATTATTAAATAGATATAATCAAGAAGCTTGGGCTGAGCTAGATGCTTTCGCTGAAGTTGCACCTATTGTTGGATTTGATTTTTATCATTATAAAAATAATTTCTGGCTTCACACATATGGCAGCTGGATATTACCTTATCATAAATATGTACAAGGTAACGAAGATTTTAGTTATCTACATAGAAACAGTTGGGGTAAAGGTGGACATAATGATTTACTAGAAGGTGAACAATGGTCTGATTATCAGGCTGGTTTAGTATTCGGTGTTAAAATAAGTAAAGCAATTGGTTTATTTGTTGAAGGTGAATATACTAAATTCTGGGATTCAGAAATGTTTAACTCAAACCTTGGAATAAATTTTACATTTAGATAATCATGGCAAAAGAACTATCAGAAGAAACTAAAGTAACACTCGATTTAAAAACATTAGGTACAATAGGTGCTGGTATAGCCGCATTAGTTGGTATGTGGTTTGCTTTACAAGCTGATATAGCTGAAGCAAAAGAATTACCTGCTCCTGTGATTGACAGAATAGAGTATGATTTAAAAGATGAATTAATACGTCAAACTATTATGGACACTCAAGAAGATGTTGAAGAAATTAAAGAAAGTTTAGAAAAAATAGACGAAAGACTATACGAATTACAAAAAGATTAATAATGAAATATTTAATTTTAATTTTAATACCTTTTTTATCTTTTACTCAATCTAATGTGCCAAATGAATATTGGATTGACGATAATAATTTTGAAGATAAAATAAATGAAAAAAAAGCTTTTGGCGATGATAATAATTTACCTGTAGTTATAGAATTTTGGGCTAAATTTAATGAAGCAAATTGTTTAAATAACTGGGATAAAATAGAAAACGCTTTATATTATAGAGTTGATTTAGCAAAATCACCGAGCACTAAAAAAAAATATAAAGTTCGTATGGCACCAACAATAATATTATTTAAAGATGGATTTAAAGAAAATTCATGGAAAGCGGGATTAGATTTAGAATTACCCGTAACAATAGAAGAAATTCAAGAAGCAATAAACGAAGTTAACACAGCAAGTAAATTTTAAAATTATGTGTGAATTATGTGGAGGTCATTGTGGCCTATGTTAAAAAAAAAAAATAATTAAAATGATAAAAATGTTTAAAGACAAAGAATTAAGAGGATATATAGGAGCTGCTACAGTATTTATACTTGTAATGGGGCTATTGTTATTTTTAGCTTTTTTTGAAATACCAGATACTAATAATGATATATTTAAAGTAATTGTTGGTATGCTAGTTGGTAGTCTGTCAGTTGTTATTTATACTTTTATAGGTAAAAATCCTGAAGAAGTAGAAGCGCTAAAAGCTAAAAACGAAGCATTAGAAGATAAGGTATCTGGGATGGTTATTGAAAAAGATAAACTAGAAGCTTTATTAAGAGACCTTCAGAATGAAGTAATAGAAAAATTATCTATAACTGGAGCAAAGTTTGAATTTAAAAATAATGAAAAAAATAAGTGAAAACATAAGCTATAAAGAAGGAGTGTATAGCATTACAGCAAAAAGATTAGGAATAGATAACACGCCTACAGGCGAAGAATTATCTAATATGGAGTTAATTGCTGAGAAAATATTTGAGCCTCTTAGAAAGCACGTAAACGGGCCTATAAAGATTAATTCATTTTATCGTTCGCCTGAACTTAATCAAGCAATCGGTGGGTCAACAAAATCGCAGCATTGTAAAGGGCAAGCAATTGATATTGATGACACCTACGCGTACGCTACTAATGCTGAAATGTTTAACTTTATTAGAAATAATTTAGATTATGATCAAATGATATGGGAATTTGGTACGGATGATAATCCTGACTGGGTTCACGTGTCTTATGTAAATGAAGATGATAATCGTAATAGATGCTTAAAAGCATATAGAGATTCTAATAATAAAACTAAATACAAGGTTATCTAACCGTCGCAAGCAATACAATCTTCACTCATTGCTTTATCAGCAATATCTCCCCTTAGTACAGATTCTGTACGCATATAATACAAAGTTTTAATACCATTTTTCCAGGCTTCTATATGTACTTTATTTAGCCATTTAGGAGATGCTGTATTTGGAAACGCTAGATTTAAACTAACAGATTGGTCAACATATTGTTGTCTTAGCCCTGCTTGTTTAACTAATTCTAGTTGATTTATTTCTTTAAATGTTTTGAATACTTCTTTTGTATTTTCGTCTAATCCTTCTAAATTCTGTACCGAACCTCCGTCTTTTAATATTTGATCCCATGTATCTTTATTGTTAAGTTTGTGTTTTCTTAATACTTTAACTAGCGTCGGATTTTTACGTATGAAAGTACCTTTAGCAGATTGTTCCGTGAAAACATTTGCCGCCCATGGCTCAATACCTGGCGACACATTCCCACTAAGCTTGCTATTGCTAACAGTAGGAGCAACAGCACGTAAATGAGTATTGCGAAGACCAGTTCCACGACACCAAAGAGGTTCCCCGTATATTTCTGCCAATGCTCTACTAGCACGTTCGCTTTCAATTTTAATTTGTGAAAATATTTTTCTTGTTTCAAATTGAGCAAGTAAACCTTCAAATGGTATATTTTTTTCCTGTAGATAAGTGTGCCAGCCAAGAACACCCAGGCCCAAGGCACGACCTTTTTCTGCAGACCTAACTGCATTTTCGAAACCTTTTCTATATTTAGCGCGTTGTATAAACTCTTCCAAAACGCCATCAAGAAACCATATACTGTCATGTATAATGTTCGTATTTTTCCATTCATCATATTTAGCTATATTTAAACTTGATAAGCAACAAACAAAACTATGAGATTCATCTGTATGCAATACTATCTCGCTACATATATTAGTCATATGCACTTTTAGCGCGTTGTCTTTGTATGCTTTTGGATTTGCTTTGTTAGTATTTCCTTTAAACAAGATATACGGCTCTCCAGTTGCTTTTCTTTTTCTAAGCAGTTTACTCCATTTACGCCTTGCTTCTTCATCTCCTTGTTCAAGTTTTCGCATAAACTTGTCACCAACAACTGCGCACTGATGTAAGTTAAGCGATTGTCTGTTAATGTCTCCTTTAGGTTCTCGTATTTCAAGCCACTCTTCAAAATCGTCGTGTTCAATGTTGATATTAACACTTGCAGCTCCCCTTCTAACTGATCCTTGGTTTGTTGCAAGAATTGTTGAATCATAAATCTTGCAGAAGGGTACAACTCCGTCTGATGTTCCATTTCCTGTAATATTTGCTCCGGCGGGTCTAATCATATTTATACCGATACCAACTCCGCCGCCGTGTTTTGCGAGTAGCATCATTTCTAAATTTTTTTGTCCAATATCTTGTATGCTATCAGCAACATCGATACCAAAACAACTAATAGGTAAACCTCTATCTAAACCAGTATTAGATAATACAGGTGAAGCTAAACATAACCAACCGTTCCAAATATATTCAAAAAATGTTTTAGTCATTTCTGGCTTATATAATCTTTTAGCAACTTTAGTTGCAACACGCATATAAGCATCCCTAGGTGATTCACCATTAAATAAATAACCACCAGATATTGTTTTTTTATATACATCTGTATCTCCCCATTCAGGGTAATCAATTCCTTTTTTCCAATCTTTATTCCACATTATATACCTTTTATAAAATGATTTATCCAAGCAGTTAAGCCATTAATATTTAATACGACTAAATTCCATTGTTTTCTAGATGATACTTGAACTATAACACAACAAAATCCTAATATATAAAATATAGGTTCTATTGTCCATTGGGCAGCTATCAAAAAGCCTGCACCCATATATCCAATACGAGATGCAAACTTTTGATAACTTGTTAATTGGTTAGTATATCTTAAAAATTTTATAAGTCTATACTTAAGTTTTCTTTTAGTATTCATTACCAAATGTTTTCAAAGTCTTCACCTTCGTTAGCTTTTGAATAATCAGTCGGCCTAATAGCGAAGAAATCAGTATGGGTATGGCCCCCGGTAAGATGATCAAACCAAGACATATTTTCAATACATTTGGGGTCATAGAACGTGAAGTCCCATTGTTTATACTTTTTACTTGTGTAACCCAGCTCTGCAAGCTTGTCACCAAGTCTTTTCTTGATAAAGTGTTTAAGATCATATTGTGTTAAGTTTTCTATATCACCTGCTTCAAACATCTTACTAATGTAAGTCATTTCAGCGTTATGCATTTCTAATGCAGCTTCAAATATGTGTGGCTCACATTCTTGTTTTAATCCTGGTATTTGTGAACACATTTGCCTAAATAATTGACAACCCATTTTACTATGCAATGATTCGTCTCTTACAGACCATTTCATTTGTTGTCCAATACCTTTAAGTAAATTTCGAAGCTGAAAAGAATAAAGAACTGCAAAAGCACTATATAAAGATACTCCTTCTGCGAAAGCAGAAAAAACAGCCAATGACTTTCCAATACCGACGGGATCGTTGCCATCATATGCAACGAGATTGTCAAAACGAGCAGCCGTAGCTGGCTCATGTAAAAAAGCTTCATAGTTTTCAAGTCCCAGTGTTTCATTTAAATAACTATAAGCTACAGCGTGTATTGTTTCTTGTGAGCCGAACATCATAGCCATTTGCTGTATCTCATGTTTAGGAAACCATGATACGACTTTTTGTGTCCAATAATCGGACACTGCACATTCTGTTTGTGCAAAACCTAATAATATATTACCTACTAAGTTTTTTTCTTCCGGTGTTAATTTTTCGTTCCAGTCTTTTACATCACCGCTCATTGGTATTTCAGTATGTAACCAAAATGCTTGAGCTTGTTTTAACCAGCCTTCTGTATAATATTCTGGGTATTCAAAAGGTTTATATGGTATTCTTTCTGTAAATATAGGTGCTTTCATATTAATTTTTCCATTCTATAGCTAGGTCAATAAATGGTATATAAAAAACTACTTGTGACCATACTGGTCCTTCATAAGTTCTTACGCCGAACAATAATCCAGGATATAGTCCTAGAGCCATTGTCCAATTATCTTCCCTGCCCTTTGTATTTTTTGACATAATTTTTACTTGATTTTAGATTACTTGATTTTGACTTAGCATGAACGCCTGGCCTTTTCTTTTTTGTTTTTTTTCTATATTGAAATATATTTATTTTTTTAGCCATAGCATTTTATTCCGTATTCGTTATGTATAAATTCTAAGTCTTTCCACTTTAAATAACCACGTTTTAATAGCGACCATTTTATAAAAGAATCGATTTTACGTTCTTTATATTTTCGTCTAGCTAAATGTTTTGCTGACTCTTTAGTATTTCTATTACCTTGTCGCATTCTTTTTGATTTTGCGGTTTAAATAAAGTATAATTAGGAAACTGTTGCATAACAAGTTTCTTAAATAATTTCCACCTCATTGGAAATGATTCATTAGGTCTGCCTTTAGTTTCAATAATAAAATTTTTACCAATAAAATCTGGCGTATATTTTATAGGCAAGATTCTTTTCTCACCTCTATTTTTAAATACTCCTTTACTATTTGATTGTCTTTCCCAGCATTCATTATCAAAATGAAAACCATTTAATAATACAAATGTTTCACCTTCATAACTTGCTTTTATGTTTGCTTTTTTTAATGCGCAATACATATATTTTTCTAAATTAGATTGAAAAGTAATACCATCATGTATCACTTTTTTAGAAACTACAGGACCTCTTTTTTTTCTATAGTATCTCTTCTTCATGAACTTCAATATCGTCGGCGCTTGAAAATCTTTTTAAAGCAACCTCTTCAACTTCATCTGTTAAAACAGTTTTAGCTTTTTCAATATAATTTACAGCGTCCATTAATTCTTCTTGAATATGTGTTAACCAAACGTCTAGTGGTTGGTCATCGTCATGTAGTGTTACTTTATATTTTGCATAACCTACATCTGAGCGGCTTTTAATCTTATTAATTACTCGCTCGATTATTTTATCTCTACTCATCTTTTATAAATGTTCCATTAACTATTTTACCTTTTCTATTTGATATTTCATTATAAGCTTCTTCAATACAATGCTCAATATCAAATCCGGTTAAATGAGCTAAATTAGTTAATACTACAACAGAATCGCCAATAGCATCAATTATGTCAGCTTCATTATTTTCTAAAATAGCTTTAGATAATTCGCCAACTTCTTCTTGTAATTTAATTGCTTGTGTTTTTATATTGCCTTTATCGTATAAGCCTCGCTGCTGCGCCCAAGCTCTAATGTTATCAAATATATTTTTATTAGATTTAATATATTTATTTAAGCTTTCTAAGCTATTCATTTCAGCAAATTTTTCCCATAAAGCTTTATTGTATACATAACATCTATTTGTATTATACATTGATTCATGAGCATTATTTACAATCCAATGAATTAACTCTGTATCTAATAATATTTTACCGAAAGATGTTTTCCAAGTTAATCCTGAATTATCCATTAACTGCCCTTTTAATTTATTTAATGGACAAGGAAATGTTGTAGTTTGTTCGGTTACGTTTATTTTCATTTTATATAAATTTTTATATGGTTTACGGTCTACTCTATATCCGAAAGACTTTTGAAGTTCTAGTTCCTTTTCTGATATATAATCAATATCTTTAGAAGAATCTAAAACTTCGTATTCACCAGGCTTATAGCCCTGCTCTTGCGTAACCCTTTTATTAAGATTACGTGTTACGCCAATTTTTTTACCAGGAATGTGATATAAATAATACATTATTTCCCAACGTTTAATTTTGCTTTGATAGCAGATAAAGGATTATAATTAATTAATTCAAATTGTTTTTTCTTAGGTATTTCTAATCCAGGATTACTTCTATGGCCTCCTTTATAAATAATTCCATTACCAGTTATTTTTAATTTAGGTAAAGCTAAATGATTAACATCTCTATATATATATTCCCTTGCTGCTTCTAAATGATTTAAATATAAATGGCAATCACCGAGTTGACCTATTAGCTTGCCTGGTTTGTATTCAGTATTGTAACATAGCAACTCTAGTAATGTACCGTACATTGCGATGTCATATGGTAAACCTAAAAATACATCAGCAGATCTTTGAATCCACATTAAATCCATTTTACCATTATTTATATTTATTTGCATTGCATAATGACACGGTGGTAAAACCATGTTCTTTAATTTATGTGGGGCCCACGCATTAATTATATGACGTCTAGACTCTGGTTCTATGCTAATGCCATATATTAAATTCATAAGTTGGTCATAACCTTCAAAATTACGCCATTGAGCTCCATAAACTGGGCCAAGCTTGCCGTCTTGTCTGCCTGACCTTTTATAATCATCATCCCAATAATGAACATTATTTTCATGAAGATAACCCAAATCTGTTCTACCATTTAATATCCATAATAGCTCGGCAATGACATGATTAAAATACATTTTTTTTCCAAGTAGCATAGGAAAACCTAAAGACATATCATGCTCAATCTGTCTACCAAACAAAGATTTAGTTCCAACACCTGTTCTATCTTTTTTAATAGGCGCAGATTGTAATAAATTAGCTAATAAAGCTCTATAACTATTTTCTATATTTGTCATAATAATATTTACACATTTTATAATATTCGGGCCATATATTTTTTCTGTCATATATTTTAGGCGATATATGTGGCTTTTCACCTTTTTTATATGGACCGATATTAATTGTTATTCTCCAGTGGTCTAAATCATTTTGTATACCCATGGGAGATATTCTTATATTGTTTCTTCTACAAAATAAGCACGCTTCCATTTCTTCATTTGAAGCAAAGTATGATGGCATTGGTTTTCCTTTTCTTCTAGGCATTATGTTTCCCAAGGCATAGGCTCATCCTCACCTATAGCTTCTAAATAATGTGGAACAAAACATCCAGACCTTGGCTCCCAAGTAAAGTGTGCTTCAGCACCATTTTCTCCTAAATTTTGAAACTTAACTTTTAAAACTTTTACTTTACAAGTTTTTTCTTGGTAATCTCTATGAACTAATAAACCATGATAACTTGCATCATACCATTCGCCGCCACCTTTAATGTTGTACATAGTTGGTTCTTCAATTTTACCATTGCTATCTTTATACATTTTAGTTGGATGTGCTACTATAAATACCAATACATCATATTTCTTAGCAAAGCTTTCAATCTTTGTAAGATAATCCATAGTATATCTATTAACATCGTCTGAATGCGCATCTACGTCTCTTATTTTATTGAAGGGGTCTATAACTAAACATTTGATACCTTTACGTTTAACAAGCTCAGCTCCTTTTCGTAATACTGTTTCAAGAGTATAACGTTCCATATCAATAAAGAAAAAGTTGTCGTTAACATGTTCCGCAACTTGTTTCCATTTATCTGAACCAATATCAGATTTTCTTGGCATATCTTGCCATACTTTACGCATTAGTTTATGAGCATGTAAATATGTTGGAGCATTTTCTGGAGATGCAAAAGCTGTTTTCCAACCATAATTTTGATTGTAACCTACACACATCTGGTCTACAAAATCTGATTTACCAGACGAAGGAATACCAGTAACTGTAATAAATTGACCAGTATATGTACTAAAAATACTATCAAAATTATCCAAACCAATTTGATAACCTTTTTTGAAACCATTTTGTACAAAGTCTGTAACTTCATGTTCTATATCTTTAAATGTTGTAACATTTTCAAGAGGTACAGGCCTACATTCATTTATTGCTTTAACTAATTCTTCTTTACCATATTTAAGTAAATAATCATTAGCATCTTTGCAATCTACAAAATTAGTTAAATAACATACTTCAGCACCAAGCCTTCTAATTAATTCTTGTTGTAACGCAGCACCTGCGTCATCTTGATCAACAGCTAATATGATTTTTTCTTTGTCTGTAAAATAATCAATACAGTTATCAAGATAATCTAAATTGTTATGATTCAGTGTAGCACCATTAGGTACTGACACCACATTTTTAATACCAGCTTCATGGAATGATAATACATCCATTTCACCTTCAACGATAATACATGTATCGTGGTTTACAATACTATTTATATTATAAAAGACTTTCTCAGCACCTTTATATAATTTAAAGTTTTTTCGTCCGTCTCTATATTTAATATTAATGAGCTCCTCACCCATAATATAATTAAACTGGATAGTATTCTCAACTTGTCCGGTCTGCGGCATATATTCTTTACCCTCAGTGATATTTAAATCATTTAGAGTTTGATATGATATACCGCGATTTTTAAACCATTTATAAACATTTTCACTTAGCTCTTTATTTTCAACGATATGTATAGCATCGGGTTTTTCATAAACCTTTAATGGCTCACCTTTGCGTTGATATGTATGCAACTGAAATGTTGAATCACAGTTATGACAAGTTCCTAGTCCACGTTCCCAATCGTAACTCGCACATTGTTGTTTCCTGTTTTCAGGTTTACGTGTATGCGAACACAGGGGACAAATCCCCTGCGTTGCACCTACTTTCAAATCGTGTTGGTTAAACTGGTCGATTAAAAATCCGTTAATCTCCGTGTTGTTTACTTGCATCAACTAATAGTTTAAAATGGTAAATCGTCTACTGGTTGTGGTGGTGGTGGTGTTGCTGTAGCTTCATCTCTCGGCGCTACATTTACATTATCACCATTTGTCCACACAACTTGTACATTTCCTAAATAAGTTTTCGCAACTTTAGCATCTCTTTCCTCTTTTGTTTGTGCAACAACAACAGGACCTTGATTACCGAATTGGTCAACTTCGTCGTTTAATGTAATAGTTATAGGTAAGTACTTTCCTTTTTTACCCTCAATAATTTTATCTTTAGGTATTTCGTTAAGGTTAATACTTGTTTTAATAATACTAGCCATATTAATATGTTTGTAATTGATTAAACATTCTAGTTAGCTGGTCTTTACTTGCACCGCTAACTCTACGTAAATTATCAACAGCTTTTACATGATTTTGATTTGCATAAAAATTGTTGATGCTTGTTTTCATTCCTGTTACTGAACAGGTTCTTGTTTTAGTTCTAGCCATTTGAATTAAATTAAAGTGTTAAATTAATAAAATATTGCGAAGGTTCAAAGCCTTCTGTTTTGTAGAATAAATCGTAAGCTTCTACTGCTCTCTTTACTTTGTCTTTACCTGATTCATAAAAATCAGATGAACAATCTATAACTGCTATTTGATGAGTGTTTTTATCAATAGCAATAAATACAAATTCATAACCAAATAATTTACTATAAATATATGCTTGTGAATCGTAATTCCAACGGTATGCAGACCGCCTGAAAGAATTAATATCTGAAGTAGTCTTCAAGTCAATCACAAGTTTATCATCATGATTTACTATATCAGCTTTACCTTTCCACATTGTTCCTTCAAGCTCTGCAATACCCGGCTTTTCATACTCAACATCAATACCACGAATTAGCTCGCGACATATATTGTTTTTTAATAATTTATCAGTCATCAATTCGATCTGGTCAACTTCATGTTGTAATAAACATAGCTCGCCGCCAGACATTTCTTTGTAAGCCTTAGTGTTTCTAGTTGACGAAGGTATTACTCGGTATTTCTTCAACTTATCTGGTTCAAGTATAGCGGTGTGAAAATATCCGCCAACAAGAAACGCTGGGCTAGGCTTAGATTGTTCTCCAAGCGCTAAAGGGTTAGTAAGCAAAGTTTTAATGTCGCTATTACTTAAATATTGTTTACCAAAATCTCCATAATAATCTTCATCGTTTCTAAGCTTTTCAATAACCTTTTCTTTTTTCATTATCCGAATTGATTCGTATTAAGCTTGTAATAATTTATTTTCTTGTGCAGAAGTTAAATCATATTTAGCTTTGATAGCTTCTATTTTTCCACCTGCTTTTATATAATCAATTGCTTTTTGTACGTCAGCAAGCTTTTGTTTTGTTACAACTTTACTTACCGGCGCTTTTCCATGATTATTTGTAGCATCGCTATCTTGTGTATCATCTATTAATAATAGATTTCCTAACGCATATTTTTTTGCATAACTCGATGCACTACCAAACTGCTGAGGTGTTTGCATACCCTTTTGATTTAGGTCTACACCCACTATTGCAACAGCTTCTAACTCTAAACCTTTTTCGTCAATCAACTTTGCAGTTGTTTTAATTATAGGCATAGGGTCGGCTACAATTAATTCTTCATTAATTGTAACTGCAACTCCAATATCTAATAGATAGGGTTTAATTGCTTCGAGAATATCTTCGGCACTGCGAAAGTAGTATTTGCCGAACGAATTAAATCTACTCTTCTTCGATTTAAATTTTGTTTGAATGGTTGCTAACTTTTGGTATATGGTCATAATAATATAATTACATAATTTTAATTAAACTTAAACGGTATTTTATACCGTAACTTACAGGTAATCAAGTACTTGCGAACTATCTACATTATCTATTAACACCTGTATGGCATCTCTTTTTATTTGTGAGATACGCACATGAGCAGTATTAACATTTATATTTAATTTTTCCGCTATATCATTAGCGGGGTGCTTATCACAGTCTAGTCCAAAGCTTAACCTTAGGACTTCGTATTGTTGCGTTGTTAAATGTTTTTTCATTAACTGTAATAAATAAGCATTTAATAAAGCAATATTATATGGTTCTGACTTATCTACAACTTGATAAGCTATATTTTCATCTTGATTAGGATTATCATCAATGCTAGCAAAAACGCTATTAAAAAACATTGCTACCATTTTTTCATCTTTTGGATTGCGCCTAATCTCATTTAATTTATGTTCAGGTATGCGTACGTCAGCTCTATTAATATCTACAGCTCTTCGTATTGCGCCTTTAATTCTTTTTGATAGAAATGATTTTAAAGTTTTTTCTTGGTCCTCAGACTCGCTTAAAACAGCCCTATCTAATTTATTAACTGCAGCACATAATCCTGCATTACCTTCTTGGAACAAGTCTAATATACTTAATACACCGGATGCTTGGTCTGATGTTGATTGCCTATGTGCCAAAGTAATTACTAAAGGAAGAAAATTAATTTTTATTTCTTCATCTGTTAATATAGTGTAATCACCGTTTTCAGGTTTTCTAGTTCTTTTTAAAACTTCTTCAATTTCTTTCTTATATCTAATATAATTAGCTATATTGTATTTTTTCATATTCCTTATTTAAATATTCTTTTTCTGCTTTTAATTGGGTTCCCATATTTCTATGTATAGTTCTTGTTGTGCATTTCAACATGTCCGCTAACTTAGATATGGTAATTTTTTTATTATTACTATTTAAATCAATCATGCACTCATAAATATCTTCTTGAGTTATTCTTTTACTTTTTCCTATTAATTTACCAACTATACTTAGCTTTTCGCTTAAAGTTAATAGTCTGGCTTTTTCTTTAAATATAACTTTACGTATTCTATTACGAGGAGGTGTATCACCTTGCAATATTACGTCTAATATCATTTGTTCTAGTATTTTCCATTTAATATAAAATGTTACAAATCCATTTTCTTTATCAGCAATAAACCTAGCTACTTTGCTAAACCACTGATACGGATGCGGGTTGCCATCGTAATTTAAATAATGTATAACTAGCAAGTGCCATTTTAAAGATTTATATGTTGTTATTTTTGCTTTGCTTCTAAATAAACTATAACACTCAAACGTACCTTCTGCGTAATAATCGTATAGATCGGTACTCTCGGTTGGCATGTCTGTTATAGGATTTCTTCTATATATAACCCTATTATTGTTAAGCCACTTTAAATTTCTTTCCTGTGACATTAGCTTATTACTAAATATTATTTATTAGCTCTTGTCGCTCTTCGCTTCTTGAGCTGTTTTATTTTATCTCTCAAACCAAAAAGGTTTACCTTTATTTGGTGTTGAATATGTTTTCTTTGTTTACTCATTATCAGGTCCTTCTATTATCATTTTTATATCGTCTTTGTCATAACAATTTTTTTCCGGCCAGTTAAGGTATCGGTTTGTTATCTCTATATGTTTGTCTGTTGGTAGACCTACTGCCCATAACATAGTAGCTGTAGCACTAGTTAATGCCACAGACACCAGAATAATAGCGGTCCATAACATCTGTTGGAACTGTTTTAAAAGTGTATGGTATTTCATTTTTATTACAAATTTTTCGTTTATCAATAATATAATATCGCCAATAACCGTGTATAGCATTAGACCGTTTGAACTCGTCTGGCATACATTGTGGCGGTTGTTTAAATTTACCACCTAAAGGCATACCTATAGGGCAATTTTTAAGCGCATCAAAACACTTTGTTATTGTTAAATGGGTTTTATTATATCTTTTTGTATACTCATTACCTAACGCTAACATATGATGAAACAACCAGTAATACTGCCTACTGTTTTCTCTGCACCATATAGTTGAAGGGTGATTGTAATGAGCTTTCTTATAAGGTATATAACTATTGTCATATCCTAGTTTTTCAGCATAATGATGATGAGCTGTGCACAACATCTGTGCTGATTCTAAAATCATTTTTACTTTATGCTTATCGTACACATAACTAGCCGCCAGGTGTGGGTCTTCGTGTAAATAAAATATATTCATAATTGTTTTTTAAGATTTTCAATTCTTTTTTTCATAAATGCCGCGTGTTCATATTCTTCTGCTTCTTCATACTTTTTCATTACAGCTTTTAGTTGTTCTATCTCGTCACGTATTATTTCTTTTTCGTCTGCTATATTTTTATATATATCATCTTTAGCTTCCTGTTGTCGTATGACGTCAAGTCCATAAGTAGCTGTTTCAGGGTTAATGAATTCATTATATAAATCTGTTTTAATTCTATTATATAAAGCTTTGTATTGCTCTTCATTCATATTTATATTATTCATATTACTTCGTGTTTAGCCTGTATAACTTATTACACTTCTTAAGCCGCTATATTCACATCTAGTTTTACCGCTAGCAAAATCTGTATATTTCATATCATCTTTATACTTTTCAATTATTTGTTCAGGTGTCATAACAAATATACATTGCTCTGAATACCTATCATGGCATGCAATCATAGTTTTATCGCTATCACCAGTCCATATAATATATGTGTATTGATGGTCTATATTGTTTACATCTGCATATAAATAGCAACTGTCGTAATAATGGTCATGAACTAGCTTAGCCGCTATAGCAGAACCATCCTGCCTGTTGTTTACTTTTAACCAGTTTGCTAATTGTACGCCTTGCCATTCTGGATAACCATCGTGATGTAAATACATATTAACAAAACTATACTCAGATACTGCGTCGGGATTAATTGCTAATCCTTTACCTTCACCTCTTGCATGCCGTCTATCAACGACCATTGTTAAGTTTCTTGTTGCCATATTATTTGTCTTCATATTCGTAACCGTCGTCAACTAATTCATCAATTTTATTCCGATGTAAATCGTCATATTCATCAGACCACCATGTTTCTAATTCAGTGGTAAAGTCATCTTCCATGTCATCCCATATATGGGGTTCAACCCATACATTTCCGCCTTGTGTCATTTGTTCAACAGCTCTTTCAGACCACGCTTGATAGTCTTCATAATAATAACCGTCTTGACATACGGAAGGTTTTTCATCGTCAGTACACCAATATATATCGTAACCGTCATATGTTGATTCACTATATATTTTTAAGTCATGTTTATTATCAGCCCAATCAGTGGTGTTATCCATGTGACCGCCATATTCTACGCCAATATATTCTATAATCCAGTTGGCATCTGGTTCTTGCATTATGCCGTCATCTTCTAAAGCTTGAACGACATCATCGTAGTTAAATTTATCCATAATTTTTAATTAATTTAAGTATGTATTTATATATTTTTTTTTCTTTTTTCTTAAAGTTTAAAGCACTGATATGCAGCTCTTTAGGCACAAATTTAGTTGCTAAACCGTTTTTAATATTGTACTCATCAGCTTTAATTTCATTATTTACTGTTTGTATTTTAGAGTAAATTTTATCGTGTGCTTTATTTTTTAAATTACTATTTTTTTTCATACAATTATATTATCCAGATTATTTCGTGTTTAGTCTGTAATAATTTCATCGTTATCAGTTGCCATCCACTCTATATTACTAAGTGAATGACCTTGTTCAAGTAGATAATCTTCGTGCTCTTTGCTTACACTTCTAACGTCGTATTTATAAACTTTACTTTCCATAAAGTCTAGTACAAATATGTATTTCATAATTTTAATTTTAGTGGACGTGGCAGGATTCGAACCTGCGTTAGTAATCATCGAGCCGTTTCTCGCACCCTCGTCAGGGATTACGCCTTTAATCATACTTTTACCATTTCACGCCCTTAAAAAAGGTGAGGCGGACAGCACTGGAATGTTAGAGATGCAATGCACTAGTACAGAGACTTACACTCTTTTATCTGTTTATACTGTCTTTCTCCTCGGGTCACTCATAGTGGAAATCGCGATTCTTATATGTTTCATAGCCACTAGCAGTATGCCTCCGGATTCCAACCTTAAACCTCACCTGTATGAAAAAGTTAGTGTGACTTTCATCTCTTATTTCTTTTTCACCTTTATTTTCTTCGCCAAGCCTTGTGCACGCTAGCACTTACTTCGGGTGACACAATTTGTACTTCGAGTACTTGCTTATTAGCTATTATAGGTACATAGCTGTATCGTTGTGTGGTACTACACTCGACACACGTATTGTAACCTAGTGCTACTCGACCCGGCGGAATTATATTTTTACATTTACATTTCATACAATTATATTATCCATTGTATTTCGTGTTTAGCTTGTGAACTACAGCTCGGCGAATGTGGTGTATAGCATCGGTGAAATCATCACCGTTTAAATCATTTACACCTGTGCCATTTACTGCCCATTCAATATTATGTTTTAAATGTTCTTCAAGTACCTCTACCACACAATCTGCAATGTGGTCTAATTCTTTCATTTTTACACGTTTTGGTCTTGGCATAGGCGGTGGAAGCTTAGCCAATTCATATAATTCTTGTGCTTCTTTACTTACTTTTTTATTCATTTAAATATGGTTTTTTAATTGTTAATCCTAATTCTTTTGCAACGTAATTGATATGTTTCTGAGTTGTAACACTCCACCAACCGTGTTGTATCAAATTAGGGTATTCTATTGTTGCGACATTTGTAGAGTAAGAATATATTTCATCACCTACTTGTCTTAAGTTTTCTTTATATCTATCAAATTTTTTCATTTGTATATTCTATTTCTATTGTTAAAGTTAAATAAGTTTACTGTTGCTTGTCTGAATTCCCACTCACGTTTCCTGTATTCGATTGATTCACACCATTTCCTAATTGCTTTAGTTCTGAGTGACTTACCGTATTTAGCTTCAAATTCTTTAACTTGTTTAAGTTTATTTGCTATTTGTTCAGGTGTATATTTTTCTTTATATTCTTTATCCATTATTATCTTTCAATTATTTCTTCGCCATATAAAAATGTATATGAGTTATATTGAAATGAATGCAAATCGCACCATTTAAATATATCGCTTATTTCTTCAATGTTTAAATCCCACCAGTTTGATTTACTCATTAGATTATACTTTAATCTTTTAGCAGAGTCATACTCTCTTGCATTTTTTCTGAGTGCATCTTTTACTTTAGGTAGTAATTTGTTGTATAATGTTTTTCTTTTATTCATATCATTTATATTATCCAGTTCTATTCGTATTTAGTTTGTAATTATTTCCACCGTGCATTAAAGCTATATTTTTTATATTTACTAAATGTACTTTTTTGTGGAACTTTATACTTTCTATTACCCATTCCCTTACAAGGTCCGTGTACTTTTGCAACTTCATAATGTTGGTGAGACCTTTCTTTCTGTTTGTTAGATACATACTCTAACAACTCTTTCATATTAGTTACTTTCATAATTCAAATAGTCTTAATATTGATTCACCTAGTTTTAAGTCGTCATAATCTATATAATCAGAGTATTCACATAAAAATTCGTCTAATGAAAGTAAACTTTTACTTTTATTTCCCATGTTTCTTGACATTGTAATTACATAGTTTTTTGCAATTTCATGGTATATATCTTCAGTATTTACTAAAGAGTTTTCAAATCTTTTTAATTGTTCTATATTCATAATTTTAATTTATTATATTATCCAATAGGTATCGTATTTAGTTTGTAATTTATATATTATCAAAGTGAGTTTGTACTTGAATTTCTAAATATTCGTAGTCAAATAATTCTTCTATTGAAAAATCTTTTAATCGTATAACTCTATATACACTTTCCCCATAGTTTTCATATAAGTCTACTATATTAGATATTATATCTTGTTTTTCGTCTTCACTAATATTGAAGTGTTCAACTTCAGAGTAATCTTGAATTACTTCATTATATAAGTCTTCTCTATCTTTATGGTATTTATTTATTTTCATATTAGTTTTTTAAGTGTATTATTTATTATTTTATTTATTTCTTTAATAGTTTCTAAGTGAAAGTGTTTATAGAAATTATTATTTTTATTTATTACTAAGTCAAAAAGTTTATATTTTTTGGAATAGTAAATTTGGAATGTGTAATTATTATTTTTCATATCACTTATATTATCCAGTAGGTATCGTATTTAGTTTGTATAAAAGTAGTTACTTTGTTTAATAGTATAAAAAGTATTATAAGTATTATACTCACTCTTGTAGTGTAGTTAGTAAAAATAGTGACATTAACTACATAATATAGTAATAATAGTAACCTTTTGTCACACTATTTACCGATTGTCGTTATGTCATGTTGATAAGTTGTTATGACAATACGTCATATGGTGAGAATTCCGGCACAGTTTTTGCTATACGCAATGCTATACATTGCTATACACCGAGGTTACCCTCGATGCTTTCGCTTAATCGCAGATTGCACAAGCTATATGTACATCTGCTATCTGACCCGTTACTAGTAAGAATATCATATATCCTATTCCAGTAAACGCCATTGCTCCCATGGTAAATGCGCATGAGAGCAGGACGTAGTGAGTAAACCTTCTCATTTAGCTAGGTCAACTCTTTCGATTACACATTCTCTAGTATTAGATGGCATGTCAGTCGATTGAGACCAGTAGCCTCGCTTGAGCCAGCATGGCATAATGTTTAGTTTAGGTAACATTATTTTTAATACTTCATCATGATTGTAAGTAATTCTTTGATTCTTATTATTTACAAATGTTATGATTTGATTTCTACCTAGCCAAGACTTTCTTACTACAAAGTTCTTTCTAGTTATTGGTGGAAAGATTTCTTTTAATTCTTTCTTACTTAATTTAGCTATTGTTTTATTTAATTGAGTATTTTTCATTTTTATTAAATTATATTTATTTACTTTATTATCCATTAGAGAACGTATTTACTTCGTAAGATTATTAATGTAATCTTTATCAACATTAAATACTTCGTCTAATACTTCGACAATTTCTTCATGAGATAATTCAGGCTTGGACTGAATTATGTCGATTCTCATTTCTTCTCTCAAGCTATTTAAATCTATATTCATAATTTTATATTCACTTATATTATCCAAAGTACCACGTGTTAAGCCCGTTTTGCTATACGCCATGGGCCGCTACGGATAGCCGAGCGCGGGCAGCCAGACGCGGATAACCAGGCCAGGCCGCCGGCAAAAGCTAAAAACTTTGCGGCAAACCGGCTAAAACAGGCCCCGGTGGGGTAAAAATAAACGTTTTTGTTATACAAGGTAAATACGTATAATATAGGACAACCTATAACCTCTATATTTCTTACAATATTTTTATGTGACATAAGCTATATTAATATAATTAGTAACAGGCTAGCGTCATGCTATTAATAATTTTATTTTTTAAGTGATAATATTTATATGGCACAAAAACTAAGTAAAAAAGCAAAAGCCGCTAAGCTAAAGCGAGACAAAAAGTATGCAATGACTGCTAATCGTAGAAGAAAAAAAGCAGAAAATCAAAGAAAAAGACGTGCAGCTAAGAAAAAAGGTGTAAATTTGAAGGGAAAAGACTATGATCACAAAACGGGTAGGTTTACAACCGTGAAAAAGAACAGAGGTAATAGAGGAAAAGGCACTAAAAAAGAATAATATGGCAGTACCAAGTAGCGGAAGCTTATCATTAAGATCAATAGCGTTAGAAGTTGCAACAAATTCTTACGCATTTCATCCAGTCGATGGAACAGGGTTGTCTCAACTAGGCTCCACGTCGTTAAAAGACATGTCTACAGGCGGCGGAACTAATTCTACTGGCAGTTTTTTAAGTAACGGGTCATTTCCAGCCATAAATACAGCAAATTCTGCTTCAAACAGGCCAGATGGCTCAACTCCTCATGCAATGTCTGAGTTTTATAGCTACGATCAAGATCTTGTTGCATTAACTAGTTTTACATCAGCGCAAGCAGAACAAGGTTTAGATTCTTGTGAACAAACATTAAATCAAACTTATTATCACGACGGCTCAGGTGCAAGACCAGTTGTGAATGACACTGTGTTTACAGACTCTAATGGCAATAACAAAATATCAAATGGAGAATATAGACTAGATAATAATACTAGATTTAGTGTTTTTGGAGGGCAAGGTGTTGTTGCGGCTGTAGATAACTGTAGTTAAAATAGTTTACAACCATGTAATTATATAAATATAATAAAACCAAAACCATGACATTTTATTACAAAACCTATTCCTGGGCGAACAATAGTAACCAAGGAATATCCGAAGAAACCAAAAAAACTTGGGAATTTTTCGCAGACAAAAAGAACTGGAGAATTGTACAACTACCAAATGGCTATTACCAAACTGAATGCCAAAGCTTAAATGCTGATGGCGAGCCAAGTGGCGAATGGACAGATATAACCAGAAGAGAAACCATTGAATCCGCAGAAAATGCAATCGATGCAAGTATCGAACATTACAATAAAAGATTAGAGTTCTCTAAAGGACCTAAAGTTGTAAAAACATTTAAGTAACCACTTTAATAAATTTAATTAAATGGAATATAATAATCCGAGTGAGATAGTTAAGAATCTGTCTTTTGGGACAGAAGCTAAAGAAAAGATAATGCACGGGGTTGATAAACTTGCTAACGCGGTGAAGTCAACCTTAGGTGCTTCAGGTAAATGCGTCATATATGAAGATGCATTAGGTAAACCGGTGATTACAAAAGACGGTGTAACGGTAGCTGAATCCGTAGTCTTATATGATCCGGTTGAAAATATAGGTGCAACTTTAATAAAAGAAGCAGCTAGAAATACAGTGAAAGAAGCAGGTGACGGTACCACTACAGCTACTGTGCTTGCTCAATCACTATTGCATTTAGCAAACGAAAAAAAATATGCTCAAAGTGTAAGACCTATTAAAGAGGGTATAACGTCTGCTACTAATAAAGTAATTAAGTATTTAGACAATAAAGCTATAAAAGTAACTAAAAAAATGTTACATAATGTAAGTACTATTAGCTGTAATAATGATAAAGAGCTAGGTGCTATAATAGCAGAGGCATATTCAAAAGTTGGTAAAGACGGTGTTGTTCTTATGGAAGAATCAGATACACACGAAACGCATGTAGTATTTGTTGAAGGAACAAGAATAAGCTGCGGACTGACATCACCATATCTTGCAACTGATAAAGATAAAGGTAAAGCTGAGCTACATAACCCTTACGTGTTAATAGTTTCATCACCTATATCTAATATTCGTAAAATACAAAAAGTATTAGAGTTTGTTATAAAACAAAAAAGAAGTTTATTAATTGTTGCGAACGTAGAACAGCAGCCAAAAGCAGCTTTATTAGCAAATAAAGTTAAAGGTAATATAAAAGTAAATATTATAGATTTACCTGGCTTTGGCCCAACTAAACAAGAAACAATTGAAGACTTAGCTATATTAACAGGCGCTACAGTTATAAACGAAGAACTTGGTGATGATTTAGATTTAATTGAACCAAATGTTTTAGGTGAATGTAAAAAATCTATTACCGATGATACTAATACTGTTTTACAAACAACTAATCAAAATACAATATTACAAGAACGTATAGATATAGTTGAAAATAAAGTTGCTGAAGAAAAAAATCCATACTTTAAGAAGAAGCTACAAGAACGGTTAGCTATGCTAAACGGTAAAGTAGCGATGATAAAAGTTGGGGCCGACTCAAAAGTTGAAATGAAAGAAAAGAAAGATAGAGTTGAAGACGCTATATATGCAACTAAAGCGGCATTACAAGAAGGTATTGTTCCAGGCGGAGGTGTTGCGTTGTTAGATGCAGCGCATTCTATTGCCCCTGAAAACGAAGGTGAAGAAATATTGTTGAAAGCTATATGTTCCCCTTATGCAGCAATACTTGATAATGCAGCATTAGAACACTATGAGTCTGGTAAACCAGGCGTTGGAATAGATGTTGTAAATAATAAAGAAATAAATATGGTTGAAGCTGGAATTATAGATCCAGTTCTTGTAACTAAAACAGCATTGAAAAATGCAGTTAGTGTTGTGAATACCATATTTTCAGCAGATTGTGTAATTAATAATATAAGAGTGGTAAATGGAAGCGCTTAGTTATTATGTAATTGTTGAAAAAATAAAAGAGCCGCCTAAAAAAATAGGTGGGTTAGAACTTACGGAAGATCAAAACAAAGACGTAAGGTATTTAAAAGGTAAAGTAGTATCAGCCGGGCCTATGGCAGATATGCTTAAAAAAGATGATATAATTCATTATGACAAGCATGCGGGGCATGGTATAGAATTAGATGAACATTTATACTATGTTTTAAAATTAGGTGATATAGTATTGGTTGAATGAGACTAACTGCTACCGACATAAAAGAATTAAATTTATTAAAATACTATAGGCTCATTCGTAAATGGGCCTGTAAAACTTATAGCCTAAGTGATTCAGATCTTGAACTTTTAATATATTTAGATTGTAAAAATAGATTTACACGTAATGAATTTATTGAAGGCACTTATACTTATAGCTGGGATAAAAACCGGTGGGAAAGATTAAGAAGACAAGGTTGGATTGAAGTATGGCGCCACAGAAATAGAACAACTATAAAATATAGTATATACAAAACATCATTTAAATGTAGTCAACTTATATCTCGTATATATAGAATAATGCTTGCTGAAGAGGATTTACCTACTAGCGAGCGCAGTGTATTTTATAATAATAAATCATATACTGATAAAGTTTATAATAAAGCTATAGACGATATGATTAAAGATAAACACAGATAAAAATTAAAATTATGCCAGATCATAACATCCTGGGTGGCGTAGGTAGCAAAGAAATTGATACCCCCGGCCCTTTTAACGCAATGGATTCTCAAAGAATGGGTTTAACAAATTCTTTTAGCCCTAATACTTATTTCCAACCAGCTTCATTTGAACCAACTCAATTTAAACAAGTAGATTTAGAAAGTAAAAGCGTATCTCCGCGTAAAGCACGAAGAATTGCTAAAACAAAAATGAAACTTCAACAAGCTAAAAATACTAATCAGAAGAATTTTTATACAGGCACTTCAAAAGAGGCTAGAATGCAAAAAAGATTAAACAGATTACAAAATAAATAATTATGCCTTATGTAAGTGCAGCTCAACGAAAAGCCGTATGGGCATCTAAAAACGAAAGAAAACAAAAAGCTAAAAGAAAAGCTAAACGTAAAAAAAGAAAATAATTATGTATCATTCATCAAAACCTAAGAAAGCTAAAAAAGCTAAAAAGAAAGCTAAAAAAGCTAAAAAGAAAAAATAATCATGGCTAAGAAACTTACAGCAAAACAATTAATAATAGCTAGGATGGCTAAGCCGTTTAATAAAATTACGGGTGCTGATTTTAAAATGCTAAGAAATAAAAAAGGCAAGAAAAAGAAAAAATAATCATGGCAAGAAAAAATGCTCCTTCAAGAAAAAAATCTCTAGGATATTATGCTAAGGTAAAAAAAGGTAAAGGCAGAGGCAAAAAAGCCGGTGGCGGTATGACTGCTAAAGGTGTTGCTAAATATAGAAGAGATAACCCTGGAAGTAAACTAAAAACAGCGGTAACAACACCACCTTCTAAATTAAAAAAAGGTAGTAAAGCATATAAAAGAAGAAAAGCATTTTGCGCTAGATCTCGTAGTTGGACAAGCGAAAGAGGTAAAGCTGCCAGAAGAAAATGGAATTGTTAATATGAAATCAAGAGGACTAGGAGATAGTATACATAAATTTACTACAGCAACCGGTATAAAAACAGTGGTAGACAAAGTATCTGAAGGTTTAAATATACCTTGCGGTTGTGAAGGCAGAAGACAAGCTTTAAATAATTTAGTGCCTTATAATAAAGAATTTAAATTAAAAAAATAATGAGTGTATTTGGTAAAAATTCAGGAGCATTACTAGCAAAAGTAAATCCTAATATAAACGACCCGAAAAAAGAAGATCCACCTGTACAAGCAATGAATGCAAAACAAGTAGCAAACGCATTAACTCTTTCCGGAACAGAAGAGCCACCAAAAGTTGGTATTAAAAACATTGGGATAGAAGATCCTGCGTATTCTTCAAACTATGAATTAGCTGGAATGAATTTAGAAAGTTTATCTAAAGTACCTCCAGCTGTTTTAATACAAAATTATGAAGCTAGTACTGGCAAAAAATTTTCAAAAGAATATCCTGGAATTAGTAAAGATTCTGAACAAATAGCGGAGAAGATGCGAATGGAAAAAGTAGGCCCATTTAATCCAGGAGCTGCATTCGTTAGAGATAAAGGAGGATTTATGAATATGGACGAACAAGATTTTACTAATTTTGTAAATATAGAAATAAAAAATAAATTTGGTAAAGCAGGGTTAACCGAGGGTGAAGAACCAGAGGGGGATTTAGGTTTTCTAGCAAGTCAAGGAATATTTCTTAAAGGTAGCGACATGAGTAATGAAAATATTGATCAAATTTTATATAGAATTGATAGGACAGACGAAGAAAGATTTGGAGATAAAATATCTACAGGTGAAGGAAAATATAAAGGCGTTAGAGATATAATAACAAGACCACTGGGAAATTCTGTATTAGGACAATTTAAAACAAAAGAAGGTACTTTTGAAACTCAAATTAGCAGCGAATCAGACGCTAGAGGTAAAGCAATGCTAGAAAGAGCAAAAAAAACAATATCAAATATTGATGAATTTGTACGGCCATATAGGAGAGCTTATCAGTTTTTATATAAAGACCAATATAACAGGGAACAGCCTGTAATACCTAGATAAAATTAAATATAAATAAAATTAAATATGAATAAAATTATAGTAAGTTTTGTACTTATTGTTGTTGTTTTAATTTCTTACGAAATTGGTAAAACACAAGGTATAAAACAAAAATCAGAAGAAATACATAATAAAGCAAATCAATTATTTAATGATTGGCTACATCAAGAATCTCCCTATACAAAAACAGAAATTAAAAATTTAATATCTTAATGAGTAAAAACAAAAAACCATTTGCAGAAAGCACTGTAGGTAAACTTTTATTTGGTGCGGCTTCAATAGTAAACCCAACATTAGGAAATGTACTTAAAGGAGTAACGTCACCTGCAGAAGCTATAGCTGCAATAGGAAAATCAGATGTTAGTAATGACGATAAAATAAAATTACAACAATTAATATACGAGCAGCAAAATAAAGAAATGGAAGCTATTACATCAAGATGGGACGCAGATGCCGCATCAGATTCATGGCTTTCAAAAAATGTACGCCCTATGGTTTTAATATGGTGTATTGTTGTGTTTTCTTTTGCTGGTATATTGGATAGCGTTGAAACTATACCTTTTGTGATACATGATAACTGGAACGATACTTTTGAAAAAGTTATGATGGCCGTTATTCTAGCATATTTTGGTGGAAGGAGTGGAGAAAAGGTTACAAGTATATTTAAAAAATAAAACTTAATGGCAAAAATTAGTACTTATAATTTTGATAGCACCGTACACAAAACTGATAAAGTTATAGGTACAGATTCATCAGGGGGTACTAAAAACTATAGTTTAGAAATTATAGGAGATTTTTTTAAAGATACTAATACAGCAAGCGGTGGCCCTCAGTTAACATTTAAATATGACACATCTATAGGTCAAGCTTCAGGTTATTTAGATAGCCCAAGTGTTACAAATTTAGAAACTGCTAGCACTAGAACAATAAGAATTAGTGTATTTACATTTGGTGATCCTAATAATACAAAAGCAGATTTTATACAAGCATTATTAAATAAAGATGTAATAATAGCAAATGTTGATAATGTTAATAACTTTGGTATATTTAATATAACTAATATTACTACAGACGGAAATTTTAAAACATTAAGTCTTTCCGCACCTATATCTTCTAAAGGTAATTTTATTGATGGTGAAGTTTATGCAATTGCTCCTTCTGGGGGTATAGGCGCAGGTGATTTAACAGGGATTACAACAGGAACAGCTGATCAATTAACTATAACAAACGGAGACGGTCCCGTCCCAAATTTAAACATAGTAACAGGAACTGTAGCTAGCAATGGTGCAGGTCTTTCTACACAAGCACAAATAAAAAGCTATGTTGACTCACAAATAACAGTACAAGATTTAGATTTTCAAGGCGACTCAGGTGGCGCATTAAATATAGATTTAGATTCAGAAACATTAACGTTTACAGGAGGCAGCGGTATTGATACTGTAGGCTTAGGTAATGCGGTAACTTTTTCTGTAGATAGCACGGTTGTTAGAACTTCGGGTAATCAAAGCATAGCTGGCCTTAAAACTTTTACAGGTGAAGCTACCCTTGAAGATGATGTAAATATTGAGGGTACTGTTAATATGAATAGTGGTAGCATAACTTTTTTAGGAAACCCTGTAGCTTCTACTGATGCTGCTACTAAAGGTTATGTTGATTCACAATTAACTGCTCAGGACCTTGACTTTCAGGGCGACAGCGGGGGTGCTTTAAGTATTGATCTTGACTCTGAAACATTAACTATTACTGGTGGCAGCGGTGTATCTACAGCGGGTAGTAGTAATACTATTACTATTAATGTAGATCACGATGCAATAACGAATTTTGTAGCTAACGAGCATATTGACCATACATCAGTATCTATAACAGCTGGTAATGGTTTAACAGGCGGCGGAACTATAGCCGCTACAAGAACAATAAATGTAGGTGAAGGAACTGGTATAACTGTTAGCGCAGATGCAATATCTACTAATGATAGTGAAATAGTTCACGATAATTTGAGTGGTTTTGTAGCTAACGAACACATTGATCATAGTACTGTAACATTAACTGCAGGAACAGGTTTATCAGGTGGTGGTGATATAACAGCTAATAGAACATTTAATTTAGCAAATACATCTGTAACGGCTGGTTCATACGGTAGCGCAACAGCAATACCAACATTTACTGTAGATGCACAAGGTAGGTTGACAGCCGCTGGTACTGCATCTATATCTACATCATTTACAATATCAGATGGTTCAAGTACTGATTTAGTTAATACAAGTGAAACATTATCTTTTGTAGGTACTACAAACGAAATAGAAACTGCAGTAACAAACAATCAAGTACAAATAGGTATTGTAACTAATCCAACATTAACTGGTAATACAACAGTAACAGGAAATATTAATTTTGGTGATTCACATTTTATTGGTGATGATTCGTTTGATAATTTACACATATTAGCATCAAGTGGTGAAAATGTAGTTATACAAGCGCCTAGTGGTAATTCTATAGATTTAAAAACAGCGGGCGGCTCTACTTTAAATTTAGACAGTTCTCAAAACGCAACTTTTGCAGGTAACGTGAGTTTAGCAGATAGTAAAAAAATTAAACTAGGCGCAGGTCAAGATTTAACTCTTGTTCATAATGGTACAGATTCTTTTTTAACAAATGATACTGGTGACCTCTATATTAGAAATAATGCAGATGACAAAGACATAATCTTTCAAAGCGACAACCAAAGTGGTGGTGTTGAAACTTACTTTTTTTTAGATGGCAGTAATGGTAGAAATAGATTTGCAAAAACAGTTTTCATACCAGACAATATAGAAATTTTAATAGGTAATGGCGATGACTTAAACATAAAACACGATGGTACAGATTCAATAATAAATAACAATGTAGGTGATTTAATTATACAGAATGGAGCAGATGACAAAGACATTATATTCAAGTCTGATGACGGATCAGGCGGCATAACACCGTACTTTAGACTAGATGGTTCTGATGGCATGATGAAAGCTCATAAGAACTTAAGATTCTTAGATAGTGTAAACTCAAATTTTGGTAATAGTGATGATTTAAGAATATATCATAACGGTACAAATTCTAATATAGAAAACTTTACAGGTACTCTACAGATTATACAAAATGCAGATGATGGAGATATATCTTTTAAATCTGATGATGGCTCTGGTGGAACTACAACTTATTTCTTTTTAGATGGTAGTAACAGTCATACTAATTTTCAATTAAATGCAAGGTGGGTTGATAATGCTAAAGCACAATTTGGTAATTCTGGAGATCTACAAATATATCACGATGGATCAAATTCTAGAATTAAAGATGTAGGTACGGGCTCATTAATATTAAATTCTAGTCAAGTTGTTTTTCAGAATGAAGCAGCATCAGAAGTTCTACTAACTGCAACTGAGAATGGTGCAGTAGAACTATATCACGACAATAGTAAAAAGTTTGAAACCACAAGCACAGGTATAGATGTTGCAGGGGTAATTAAATTTACCGGCGGCTATGTATTGGATTCAGCACACAGCTTGAGATTAGATTCTGCAGCAAGCCAACCTATTACATTTAGTGTAGCCGATAGTGAAAAAATGCGTATTGATTCTTCGGGTAATGTTGGCATAGGCACAGCAAGTCCAAACAGAGAACTTCACGTTATAGGACAGGTTGCAATAGACAACTCAACATCGCCAACAGCAGGTTTTTTAATTTCAGGTGATGGTACTTCCAATAAAATTTATTCAAGAGTTGCAAACAATAGTAGTACTGCACACCCTCTAGACATTATATCTGGCTCGACTACTGCTGTTAGAATTGATACATCAGCTCGAGTGGGCATAGGCACAACAAGTCCAAATGCAAAACTTGATGTAAATGGTGGACTTAATAGTGTTCACGCGATATTTTCTGGTCAAGATGGTAGAGGATTAAAATTATCAACCGAAAATACATTAAGCAATGATGATGGTGTTGTATATGATGCACAAATGAGTTCAGGAAAACATTTATTTAAAGTAAATGGTAGTGAAAAAATTCGTATTGACAGTTCAGGTAATCTAGGCATAGGTGTAACAAATCCATCAAGACTTTTGCAGTTGGATAACAGTAATTCAACAAGCACTGCATCAATTTATGCATATACAAACGCACAACATACAGGTACAGACACAAATGCCCACGTTTCAATACGTTCTGACCAT